GCGATACTGCGTGCTTTCTTCACTGCACTGTTATCAATATAAGGTATACCTGTGGTAGGTGATATCTTAACATCGATGTTTTCACCACCGAATGACGGTGATTGGAAGATAACCATTCCATCCTCTTCGCGGATTTCATAGTTCTTGCTGTTCATAAACGCTTTATACGCGTTCATCTCATCTTCCGTGCTTTTGGTAATACCATATACGAACATATCGTAGGGTTTACCGGTCTTGTCGCTAATCTTTGTGTAGCTACTTAGTGATACTGCTTTCACTGTTTTTAGTTATTAAATGGTTAAACTTGTTTTCGTTATTAAGGTTAATTTCCCAAATAGACAAAAAAACACCAAAAACGCAAAAGCGAGTATTATAGTGCTATCGCGCTATCGCACTGGACGCACTTACGTTTTTCGGTATATTAGTGTTACGTGGTTATAGCACTGACCACTGCACGCATATATATAAGGTGTTAAGGATAATTTCCCATATAGATAAAAAATGCACCACACCCGTTAGGGTGCAGTGCATCTCCGTTACAGCGCGTCTTCCGCGGTGTTCTCGGTCACGACGGTTGTACCCGTTGTGTTTACCGCTCTCACACGGTCTCTGATTCGTTTCACAGCAAGACGTCGCAGTTCGTTACCTCCGAATTCGGACACGAGCATATGCGGACGTTCCTTACACAGTGTATCGAATTCTTCCTCCGAAGAAATCGCATACCAACTGTGAACACCCTTCTTATTGGGTTTGCTTGCACGTGTGACGTACATTTCTCCGTCGTGCTGAAATCCGTGAGAAATGAACAACGGTAAACCCGTCTTTTCGTCGGTCTTGTAGAAATTGGAACCATTCTTATCTATCTGCTCTGATGCGAATAGTGCGATGGTTTCCTCGTCCATACCGACGATTGTGAAATAATGCTTTGCGTCACGACGCTCTTTCGTGATTGGGTCCATTCCTCCCGGAACAGTAATCCCTGTGTAATTGATTTTGTAGAACATAATGTATAATTTTAATCGTTAAGGTGTTATTAATAGACAAAAAAGAGTAGATTAGAATACTGGTTACGCAGGCACACCACACAAAAGGTGTTTTTCCCGTAAACACTGGTATTCTACCGGTGACAGAATCGCATTTTGATAATAGAAAAACACCCCAATTAAGGGGTGCTTTTCATTACATTACATACAGTCGTCACACGCTGCTAATGCATACGGTGAACCGTGTTTTGCATCAAGTTTCATCCATGCACGCAGACTCATTTCACGATTGCACGTTTGATTCCACCTATCTACATACAGATAGCCTATTGATTCGTTGAATGGATTTAAACCAATTGCTGTATATATAACAGGTATTTTGGTTTCTATCGCTTCTTCATCACCATTTACGATATGTATTTCTTTCTTGGTCTCGAACTCACCGATGATTTCCTTGGGATAATCAGGTGCTACATAAGTACCATTCAAGATTTCTGTGGCAACTTTCGCGTTACCTGTTGCGTTGAGTACGTCCATTAAATCCGTTAATGAACACTCAATAGTGATTGTTTTAATCATAGTGTATATTTGAATTATTAAGGTGTTAGTTATAGACAAAGGCACCCCCTAAGGGGTGCTGTTGTTACCACGGAGTTGCTTGAATCGTGAATCCTCTATGAGGAACTTCTTTCGTAATTAGTGTTACGGAATGATAAGCACTTTCTTCGATAAATTTCTTTTTGCAGTGCATTGCCAGACCATAGTCAGTATAACGACGAGTGTCTACAATTTTTTCATTTTCATCAAGCATTGCTAAGATGAAAATCTTTCTGTATTCAGTTACAATTATCATATGTATAGATTTGAATTATTAAGGTGTTATTCGTAGACAAAAGAGAGCACATTAGTGTACTCTCTTTGCGTAACCTTTGAGAAAAGGGGATCACATCCCCTCTCTTCTCTTAGTCATTAACATTAGCGTTAACGCGAGTGCGATTCCGAACAGCGCAGAATCTGTTGCGTCGTGCAACACCTCGTCGTACATTTCAGGAGTAATCGGTATACCGAATAACATCTCCTGTTTCATGTTAATGTTGCGCAATAACTCTGCGCGTTCTGCTGGTGATAATGGTGTTGGTTCCATAGTATATAGAGTTTAAACTATTACGGTGTTCTTATTAGATAAAAATAATAGAGTTTCACTTCGCATTATATCTCTATTGAACCCCGCTTCTAGGGTTTGTTTTAATCAATTTTTGATCAATTTTTAATCATTAAGGTGTTATTAGTAGATAAAAAAACAAGACACCCAATTAAGGGTGCCTCGCTTGTTTTTAGTTTGTTCACAAATCATCTTCAACAGATGGAACTTCTTCGCAACCCGCAGGTACCTGTCTCGCAAGACGAGATGCTTCCATTAGTTGGATGAAAAGGAACTCTTTAGTAATAATATCCTTGAATACTTTCAAGGAATCATCACCATACTCACCTTTGGCAATTAGACGCAAATCAAGTTCGAGTAGACCCGCACGTTGTTTGGCACCGATGAGATTTGGTGTGAAATTCTCCAACAACTGTTGAAGTAATACAGCGTCGATGTTGACACTGTCTCTACCCGCGCAGGATAGAATGGGCTGATTGTTTTGCATAGTGTATAATTTGAAGCATTAAGGTGTTATTGATAGCTAAAAAAGCACCCCGAAGGGTGCTCTCTCCTCTACACACTACGAGATGGTATCCTCCAACTCAGCAATGACGAATAACCCCATACATAACGAGGTCAATACTGTGAACACACTCCAACCAGAGTGAATTACGTTGTAGACAGGTGTCCACGTGACAAGAGCGATGCACATTGATAGTATTAACAATGATGCGAAAAAGGTTCCGAAGAACCAACTAAATAACTTAATTGTTTTCATGTGTATAGATTTTAATTATTAAGGTGTTACTCATAGCTGAATCACCCCGAAGGGTGATGACCCCCATATTAGAATGGAAGGTCATCAGTATCATCTTCACGAACGACTTGCTTCGAGCATCCAGTACATGTAAGTTCATGTGTGCTCTTGTCAAAGGTGAGTGTTCTTGCACCTTTGCATGTGCATTGTTTATCTGTTTTCATGGTGTAGAATTTTTACTATTACGGTGTTAATGATAGACAAAGAGTCACAGAATCAAGGGGGGTACCCCGGTTCCGCGTGCGCACGGGGGAGTGATGCGTATATACCCCATCACCCTCTCTCCCCTATAACAAAACGTTCACCGGTTATACCGGGGGTACACGTGCTACCAGATGTACCCGGGGGTATAATACTCACTGGTATAAATATAATGTGTCATATAACACCCGTTGAGGTATGATTATGTATGTTATAACGGACATTATACCCCGAAAGGTGTATTAATGCATGATATATACGACAGTATGTTGATTGTCCGAATTATGCTTTTATATTTGTAGATATCTTTGTACTTTTGTATATTATAGTATATGCCGAACAATCCGTTTTTAATAAGAGGTGGAACGATTCAACTACCATTTGAACCACCACCCAATCCTAGTGTACCCAGAGTGGTTATACTAGATCCTTATGCGGAAGCGGTTACAAGTTATAATATTACATGGACAGACTTAACTTCATTAGAGACTGTTTTTATTGTTGCTAATACTGTTACAGTTGGTGCAGGAAGTGTTACTATTTATTTACCCCAGGTAGGTGATGGTAACTCCGGATATAAAATTAGTATCCAGTCTATGAGTGTTGATGATGTTATTGTAGAACCCGCAGCTGGTTCAGCTGTAGACGGTGATGTTGCATATTCTCAAACAATCAAACCAGCAAACGGAATTGCTGCTGGTGTAATAACAAGTGCTACTTATATTGCAGATAATACACTAGCAGCACAATGGTATACGTTATATAATTACTTTAAAATATAAAAAATGGCTTTATCAATTAATCAAAAAGGTACAATTCCTATACAGAATGTTACAGGTAGTACTTTTACTGCAAAACTTCAAAATGCAGGATCTAGTGCTGTATATCCAGAAGGAACAGTATTTGACTGCAGTGCTTATAAGACAGCAACTATTGATAGTACTGTAATTATTCGCAGAGCAGGTACCACTTTCCTATTTGGAGAAGGAGACTTTACAATGTCTGCCAGTGGTCAAAATATGTTTGACATTCAAGCTCCCAATGTTACAATCACTGGTGTTAGTAGATCTGCAAAAGACAGCTTGTCTACAAATGGTTCTACTCGTTTTGTTATGACTAGTACCAATGGTGGTTATCATATTATAACAACACCTGACTCAGGTAATGGTTGGACATCGTCTGATTCTCTTACTATTATGAATGTAGATCTTGTAGGTGTTAAGTCTGTTTATACTAGTTCTGGTGGAACAGTTTCATATTCTACACAAGGTTCTGGTGGTATCTTATTGACTGAAGGTAATCCTGACGCATCTGGTTCTAACTTGAACAATATTTGGATTAATGAAGTTCTTATTGATGGAGCTCGTCGTCATGGTATCATGATGTATGGTGGAATGGCATCTAAAATCCAAAACACTCGTGTTAGAAATGCAGGTGGTCACGGATTCTATATTGCTGGTTCTACAACTAGTACTAGCTTGGATACATGTTATGCTTCAGGTTGTTACTTAGCTGGTTTCTCTATTCATAATACAACCTACTCTACTCTTAGTAACTGTGCATCAGATTCAAATGGTCTTGGTTACTGGATGAGAAATGCTAACTCTGTAACAATGTCAAGTTGTGGAGCAGAAGCTAACCAAGTAAGAACAAGTATTCCTAACTCACTAGGTATAACTCTACCTGCTCAAGCTGGTACTGTTACCATTAATGATATTGGATCAGATAATGCTGGATTCGTTAAAGGTACAAGTTTCTTGTTTACCGGTGGTGAGAATATTACTGGTATATCTTGTTATTCTAAAGATCCTGGTAATCGTGCAGGTTTACCAACTTTTCTTAGTAAGTATACAGCTCATATTCATGGAGTAGACGGTACTACAAAAGTTAACATGGATAACTTCAAAGCGGCTGGTACCTCAACTACTAAGTACTTATATCGTTTAGAGGACGTATATAATTTCCATATTGATGATTTAGTAAATACTTATGATCCTGAGAATCCAACAGAATCACCTGATGGATCAATGACTTTCGTAAATCAGATCTTAGATCAAGGTGGTAATAATGTTTTTGGAGATGCCGCTTATTCTAATAGTTGGACCGGTCTTAGAGTAACCATAGCTAATCCTGAAGCTGGTGAGCATGTTAGAGTTAATCAATTGAATGTTCCTGGTAGATTAAGTATTCCAGTTGAACCAACACACCCTGCAAATCCAGAACCAGGTAGCATCTACTTTAATAATACATTGAACAAGTTGTTTATGTTTAGTGGTACTGCTTGGTTTGACACATGTTGTGGTACTGCTCCTACTCCTGCTCCTGAGTGTGTATTCCCTAATGGTGGTATTACTGAAGTAACACCAGGTATTTTTCCAGCAAATACCGCAAGATTAGGTAATAAAGTTTATATGTTAACTAGTGGTGGTGATAGATCGTTAGGTGTTTTTGATATATCAACAGAACAGTTTACAGTTATTCTTAATGAAGATAATTTACCAAGATTAGCTCCCGATAGAGGTTTTACTATGGGTATGGGTCTTGCTTATAATAGTGCAAACAATTGTTTATACTTTACGTATGGTGAAACAGCAGGAACTGATGGAACTGGTGTAGAAAGCTATTTAGGAAATGCTGAACATATAGTTAAGTACGATATAACAGCAAATACAACAACTGTAAAAAGTATTGTTCAAAATGATATAGTTACTTATGAAGATCCAGCAACATCATATAGTAGATACCAGTTTTATGTTTACGATGGTTCTTTATATGGTATCACTAATTCGCTTGCTCCATTTGTAAATAATCAAAGATCATTAAATATAATAATACATGATTTAGAAACTTTAGATTCTATAGATTATATAGAGGGTACTAATATGACTGCAGAGGTAACATTTATAGGTATTGGGACTGGTGTTGATGCAGCAAGTGATGCAGGTTTTAAGTACGAATTTGCTGACCAAACAGGAAATATGTTAATTAGACCATCAAGATATTCTGTAGGAGAAATACCATATTTATATTTGGTTAATTTAACTGATGGAACATACTCAAAACGTGAGTTTGGTACAGAAGTTATTCCTGACATGGGTACAGGTCCAACAATTGTAGGTAGTATACTAACAATTGCAGCTTCCGAAGAAGGTACTTATTTTGTAACTAATTCTTTAGAAGGGAAGTTTTATGAAATGGAATATACTAGCTTTACACCATTATTAACAAGAACTATAGGAAATTGTGGATTCATGATAGAAAGACAGGTTAATGGTAATAGAATTCTTTTCTATAGAAAAAATACTTGGTCAGAAGTAACAACATCTTTGACTACAGCTTTTAGTTGTTATAATTTAACTACTGATGAATTTTTAGGCGATATTATTGCAGGTACATCTTCGGGTCAATCGTATTTTGTTAATTCCATACTTAGTAATTTCAGTTATGGACCACCTATAGATGGAGGATCATTGTATCCTTTCATTTATTCAAGTGGTGGAAATCCCACTAAAATAATTAAATTTTGTGCTCCATACGCTGTATAAAAACTTAAAAATCAAAATATATGCAAATTAATAACTGGTCAGAACTCTTAAAGAGTAAGCGACTTGCAAAAACACCAAGAAACTTAGATAATGACTTAGTAATCATTGGTACTAATACTCCTGGTGGTTTAAAGAAACAAGATACATGGCAACCTTATGCGATGACACTAGCTGATCTAGCTGCTGCTATCGGTGGTGGTGGTGGTACCGGAGGTGGTGTAAACTTTCAGTTAGAATCTCTAAGTACTTATATAGAGTTAACTCTTAACGAGATTCCTCAAACAGGTCCTTTTACGCCTACTGAAAATAGTACCGTAGGAATTAATGTTATCAGTGTACCTAATGGTTTAAGATGGAGAGGTGAGTATGTAACTACTGCACCCGCGGATGCATTAGGTCCGTATTTAATAAATGATGTTGTATATGTAGATAATGGTAGTTCTTATACTACATGGTTTGCAAGAACTGATCAAACTATTCCAAATACCACACCTCCTCCTACATCAGGATACTCTAATACAGATTGGGGTCAGTTAGGTGATAAAGGTGATAATGGATATAGAACAGCTGTATTAGAAATGTATAGATGGTCTGCAACAGCACCTGCTACATATCCATCTGGTGCTTCTGTATATACATGGTCTACAGGTTCATGGACGCCTCCTCCTACATTAAACAGTTGGTCGCAAACTATTCCAGCACCTGTAGCGGGTCAGTTTTTATGGAAAGTAAAAATGATTCATACAGATAATCTTATAGATCCTAGTGTTTCAATATCATGGACAGCATCATCATCTGAATCTATTACTTATGCTGGTCAAGATGGAACTTCTACAGTAAATGCTTTTCCTCCTGCAGGTGGTTCTTTTACATTATCAGCTGGAACAAAAGGTAATATGTATTTACTTGATACAACAGCAGCATCAATCACAATTACTATACCCACTTTAGATGATACAGCTTTTCCAGTGGGTGCTCAGGTTATGTTTGTATGGTATGATGGACCTTTAACAACTACTATAAATTTTTCAGCAGGATCATCAAGCACGATTAAGGTTGCTGATAGTATGCTCTATTTAAGAACTATTCAGAGTGCTGCAGTTTTAACTAAAATTAGTTATAGCGGAGGAGCTACAGTATGGCATTTAACAGGTGATTTAACAAACGTTATTTAATATGTTTAGTAGTCTAGTTGGTAATAGCAGCTCTGTAAGAGCATTTGATTCAAAAATTAGCAGTTCCTATTTTGGATATCCTTTTGCAGGAACTAATCAGGGATTCGCAGCACCATCTTTAGCACCTAATGGTCTTTCTTATAGTGTATCAAGATCTCGGACAAACACAGCAGCCCCTATTCAAAACTCTGTTATTCTTGTACTGGATCCTGGTAAAACAAACGGTAGAAACTCAGACGGTGTATTAGAATCATGGGAACCTGTAAAATCATATTGGGTAGGTGATAACTATACCAACAGACCTCAATTTCCATTGCAATCTGGTACAGCATCTGATGCACAATATAATTCTAAAGGTATTCTTGCACCTAATGGTTTATTATATTTTACATGTTTTACTCCTTACGCACCATCTACAGTCGGATTACCCGGTCTAGTTGTTTTGAATCCTGGTTCAGGATTAGTCTCTTGCACAGGTGCTCAAGGAACAATTTCTGGTACAACTTTAACTATTACAGTAGCTCCTACATCAGGTTCTTTTGGAGTGGGTCAAACTATTACAGGTGTTGGTATTCCATCTAATACTACAATTACAAGATTTGATACAGGTCGAGGAAGTGCTGGAACTTATGTTATAAGTAATTCTGCAACAATAGCCGTTGCAGTCCCTATAACAGGATCTCCGTTTCCTGATTGTACATGGGAGTTTGTATCACCCTTTCTTAATTTAAGAAATGGATTTGATAAATATAATGGAGGTGTGTTAGCAGGAGACAATAAAATATATTTAACACCTACAAAGTCACCTCAAAATTTTGGAAATGCTGCTAAGACTTGTAGAATCATTCCTAGATCTAGTGCTACATGGACTAATCCAGATAACACAAGTACTACAACAGATATTTATGAGTTTGGTTATTATAATGCGTCTAGTCCAAGTAGGGTTCTTACAAATCTTAATACTACTACACCATCGTTGTCAAGTAAAATTTATTATCCAATTGATGAAAACGGAATTGATGTAGTTCCTCCATCTGGTGTAACTTTACCAAATTCAGCAGCTGTATCATCTGTCTTTGCTTCAGCATTTTATCATCCAAATGGTAAAATTTATTATCCAAGTGTTGGACAGTTTACTTTTTATCATGATATTAATGCAAATAGTTGGACAACAAACAGACAATATGTATCAAAAACATCTTTAGGTGTTCCTAATACAGTTTCGGTAACTACTGCAAATACTTTTTGGTCAAATGCTTTTGAAAAACCACTAGACACAGTTGAAACAAGAATAGTACCTTCAGAAAATAGAACCACATATACATGCGAAGGAGCTCCATATGGAGAGTTTAATACAACATTTACACCAAGTTTAAGTAATGTTTTTGAAACAATTCCAGCTACAATACAACAATCTACGGATAATGCTATAAATTATACAACAGCAACTTGGATAACATCTTCTAACTTTGGTTCTGGATTTGAACCTTGGGTATTTACAAAGCCATCCGGAATAAATACACTTATTCAAAATCCTAGTACAGGTGGTATTAATACTGCAAATATTGGAACAACAGCTTTTGCAATCCAATCATCTAATACAGCATTTGGTTATTTCTCAAGAGATTTAATTACACCATTAGAAGTAGGTGAGGGTATATCATTTTATATAGGTATAAATGACAACAGTGGTATTGATGGTAGCAAAGGTGTTTACTTTAAATCTGGACAATCTACTGTATTAGCTATAGTTAATGGTTCTTCAGATAATATTGTAGCTACTGGTGAAGCACAAAGTAATATAATTGATGATCAACCTGGTACTAATGCTATGTTGATAGATGTAAAAAGAATACAGCCTACACAATATAGATTAACAATTACAAAAAGATCTACAGGTGCTACAAGTACATTTATATATAATAGTATTAAAGCTATTGATAATATTACATTTTTTGTAGGAGCTCAGGCATCTATAGATAACGCTAAAAATCTATACTTTAATAATTTACAGAGATATTCATTTTTTAAAGCTGGTCAATATCAACAAATAGATGTTGAGATTGGTAAAACCTATACTATTAAAGGTTCCGGTGGTTATATTTACGCAATGTCTTCGGATTTAACCAGAGTCTATGCGAAAAATAATGCAGCAACTGGTATTACTTTGAACAGCACATACAATGAGACAGTTAGAATTTATTTATATAGTAATTCAACTTGCGGTCTAATAGCTGTACCTGTAACTTTAGAAATACAAACTGAACCCACACAAGCTTTTACAGTATTAGATGCCACAACCATGCAGTTTAAAATCGATCGGTATAATATGAATTCTGAAAAAGTTTTTCAGTATATGTTATTAGAATCAGATGATGGCATATTTAACGGAACACCCTATGTAAATTCTATATCAGTAACAAACTCAGTAATAACTGTAAATGTAAAAAATAAAGAAGGTTCTACACCTTATAATATAGCGAATCCTCCTCAAATTGGGTCGGTTATTAGAGCAAAGCAAGATCTTACTAGATTAAAAGTTTATTTGTATAGAACACTTAGTTCAGGAACCGTTGTTCCTGCACCAGGATTATCAAATTATGGAATACTGGTTTTTGATCCTGTAACAGAAAGTATTAGTCATGTAACTGGAACATCTAATATTAGTAGTTCAGTTGCTGGAACTTATAGCTTTAATATTTCATTACCTAATGGTAGAAATCTTCGAATGGGTTCTGGTAATTACTCTAATAACATTTTAACTGGTACAGATGCTAGATTTCTATCAAGTACATCAACTATAAAACAAAGTACTACAATTAATATTATGCCAAATAATGGTATCCCTGGATTATCAATTGATAGTAATTTTCCAGATTTATCAACCAATACCCACGTTGCAGGAACAATTCCCAATTTTGGAGATACTTTGGGTAAAACATTTGGTATGAGTACAGAAACTCCTAATGGCGCTGGTGAGATTGTATCTTTAAAAGGTTATGTACCAGGTATAAGATATTTTAGTGTACCATCTGAAGATGAGAACTATTATAAAATACCAAAAACACCTTCTGGAGATTTTGATGCTGATAACTTTGCAAATTCTTTGTATAATATAATGTTTAATAGACCTTGCTAATGGTTCAAAATTTTCAACAAAAAGTATTAGAATTACTCAATAAAATTATTGATGCTCTAACACCATGATTCCGGGTTTTGATATAAAGGTCTTAGCACTATTACGTAAGATTTATGATCTTATTATTAGTTATCCTCCAGGTTCTGCAATCTGGGGTTCTATTACTGGTACGTTAGCGCTACAGGTTGATTTACAGAATGCTCTCAATGCTAAGTTTAATAATCCTACTGGAACTACTTCTGAATATATTAGAGGAGATGGAACTTTAGCTACTCTTCCTACTACTGGTTCTGTAGGTTTTGAACAAAACTTTTTATTAATGGGAGCTTAACTATGCCAAACGTATATAAAATATTAGGACAATCTAGTCCAGCTGCGACAACTCCAACAGATTTATATACTGTTCCAGCAGCTACGTCTGCAATTTGTAGCTCTATTTCTATATGTAATAGAGGTAGTTCACAAACTACATTCAGAGTAAGTATATCACAAGGAGGTGCTGCTACAGCAAATCAAGATTATCTTTACTATGATGTTACTTTAGCAGGTAATGATACATTTATTGCTACTATTGGTGTAACTTTGGCAGCAACAGATAAAATTAGAGTTTACTCAGGAAGTAGTAATCTATCATTTCAAGTGTGGGGTACCCAAATAAGTTAATAATATGCAAGGATATTCAGGATACAGTATAATAAGTCCAGCTATTTCATATGCTAACTCTCCAAATATAGATGCGTTTGGTAGACTAAGAGTTAGTACACCCTTTACATTGTTTGACTCAAGTCATAGATATGCAGATAATGGATTATGGTCTACAGCTACTGCTACAAGTGGATCTGCTACATTTAATACTGCTCAAGGATTAGTTGATTTAGCTGTAACAGCAGCATCAGGTTCTGAGGTGGTTAGAGAAACTACAAAAATATTTTCATATCAGCCTGGTAAAAGTCTTCTTGTTCTAAACACATTTGTAATGAATGCTACTAAAACAGGTCTTAGACAAAGGGTTGGATATTATGGAGCAGCTAATGGATACTATCTAGAGCAGAATGACAGCACAGTAAGTTTTGTAGAAAGAACTTCTGTTTCAGGATCATTAGTGAATTCACCTGTTGCTCAAGCAAGTTGGAATGTAGATCCTATGAATGGTTCAGGTCCTAGTGGTATTACTCTTGATCTTACAAAAGCTCAGATTTTATTTATGGATCTTGAGTGGTTAGGTGTGGGAACAGTTAGAATGGGTTTTGTTATAAATGGTAACTTCTATGTTTGTCATAACTTTCATCATGCTAACATAATTATATCTACATACATCACATCAGCTTCATTACCATTAAGATATGAAATAACAAATACAAGTGCTACAAGTGGAGCTAGTACATTAAAACAAATATGTTCCACTGTTCTATCTGAAGGAGGATATGAGCTTGTTGGATTACAACAAGCTATTGGTATTCCCATTAATTCTCCAAGAACATTAGGAACTGCAGGAACATTCTATCCCATAGTGAGTTTACGTTTAAAGACAGCTAGATTAGATGGTATAGTTATTCTCACTGCTCTTTCTGCAATGCCAATTACTACAGGTAATTATAATTGGCAGGTGGTAGCAACAGGTACCACTACAGGAGGAACTTGGACTAGTGCAGGAACAAATTCTTGTGTAGAATATAATATAACAGGAACTTCTTTCTCTACTACAGGTGGAAGAATACTTGCTAGTGGATTTTTTAATGCTACAAATCAGGGAGCAGGTCAAGTAGATATTTTAAAAGAAGCATTGTTTAAGTTTCAGTTGGAAAGAAATGGATTAACAGCAACACCTTATGAACTTACGCTTATAATTGCTTCTGATAGTGCTAGTGATACAGTTGTTGCATCATTAGATTGGGAGGAAATAAGTAGATAATTATGGCACAAGGAACAACTAAAGGAGTACCTATAGATGTGGATTCCACACTAGCAGCTGACAGTGATTTATTAGTACCGTCACAGAAAGCTATAAAGTCTTATGTTGATACTAATTTTTTAAATCCATCAGATTTATCTGCTACAACACCATTAACTTATTCAAGTAGTACAGGCGTATTTACAATAAATCAAGCATCCTCATCAAGTAATGGATTTCTTAGTTCAACTGATTGGTCTACGTTCAATTCTAAAATTGGTGTTTCAAAATCATTTTTACTGGGCAATCACGGAGCGAGCACGGTGGCAACTGGAGTGACAAGTTATGGTGGTTTCGTCAAAAATCTTTTAACAAGTGCTGCACAGGCTTTTAACGTAAGAACTGTAATGCCTCAAGCCTGCACGTTGCGTAATTGGTCTGTATATGTAGGCGCTCAACCTGCAACTGGTAGTCTTGTATTTACGATGCGTTTAGACTTGGTTGATACTGCATATACAATTACAGTCGCTGCGGGTAGTGTTACTGGTGTTTATCAAAATACATCAGGTTCATTAAGTGTTCCAGCGCAAGGAATTTTAGAATATAAGATAACGAATAATGCAGCAACATCAAGCGGTGCAATTGTAGCGGTATCAGTAACGGCTGAAATATGATGAGATATACAATAACTGAAAAGCAAGACGTGACTATTATTCACGTCATTGAGCAAAATATATTCTTTGGATTCGATGCATCCGAAGATTACGCACCATTCCGGAACGCACTAATTGAGAAAGGTATTGATGCCTTTGTTGACTTACTTATTGAAGATAGTAACACAGCATTTTTGAAGTTCACTGACCAACTTACCTAACTTTTTTGTATATTATAGTATGAGCGAAACATTCAAAAAATACGTGATAGAGCTTCTAAAAGGAATCTATAATAAGGTAAAACTATGAATTCAGTAGATCCACAATTTGAAAGTAATGTAATATCTCTATTAAAAGGTATTTACGATAATATAGGTAGCAAACCTTACGATATTATAAGTGGTTTTTTCAGACTTAGTTATGATGGTGTTAATTGGGATATAGAGCTAATAGAAGCTATTAATGAGACAGGGTTAATCTTAGAAAAAGGTGCAATAGCTGATAGCTTTGTGGAACTTACATTATTAAATGCTTTTGACGAAGCATCCCCTTACTCAAATGAAAAAATTCAAGTAATCAGTAGTGCTTCTATGCATCCAACTAATCTTGTAAGTTGTGAGCTTATAGATGATAGTCCTGATTTAGTATTGACATATAGATCAGTAAATTTAAATGGTGATCTTGATTCAAGAGGTTTAGGTGCTGGAAAAGATTTTCCTTTTTCTTTTGAAATAAGATTATATAAAGCGTAATGGAAGCAGAAAGTTTAATGTTCACAGCTAAAGATGTTATAGGTATAATCCTATTAGCTGTATCAGTTCTAGGTGCTTACTTTGCATTAAAGAAAGATGTAGAAAAAGCTGTTACTAAGATTAAAGAGATTGATACTCAGTTATTACACAAAGAAACTATAATTTATAAGCGTATGTCAGAGATCAAGGATGAACAGAAATCAGATCATGAAAAACTTTCTGTTAAGATAGACACTTTAAATCAGCATATGAATACAATCAGCACAAGTCTTGCTGAACTTACAGGATACATTAAAGCAAAGAAAGATGATTAAACCTTAACTCTAAAGGTTTATTAATGTTTTGGAGTTTAAAGTTTTATACATATATTTGTATTAAACTTTAAAACCAACTGTATGAATACTGAATCAATGAATCCTGAAATTAGTCAGGAGGAGTACGAAGCAAGAAAAACTGAAATGCTTCAGTACTACAAAAAAGAAATGGAATTTCTAAATGTTCAGAAAGAGTACGAAACTCTTATCTCTGATATTGATGAACAACGTTTACGTAGAGCATTAGTTCAACAAAAACTTGCTTCTATTTATGCACCTACTCCAGAAGAAGAAGAGATTGAAGAAGAATCTAAACCGCGCTCACTTAAAAAACAGAAGTAATGGCTAAAGTAAATCAGGTACGTAAAACCGTGCGGATGGATCTTTGGAACATTGTTCGTTTTCAAATAGCTACCCACTGCACGTTAAGAGAGCTGAACGTATCAGATTTAGACTTGAACTGTTTAACTTTTTTAGCTTTAGGTGGTGAACAACCACTAACAGAATTTTGTGATGCTGCTACCAAGAACAAGATTTTTGGTAGCAGTCAATCTGTTAGAAGTGCCATTACTAAAGCAGAAAAGAAAGATCTAGTTATTAAAAACGGAGGTTATAATAAACTGATCAAGTTGAATCCTGATTTAAGAATTCAGACTTCTGGTAACATACTGTTGGACTATAAATTCGTAAGAGTTGAAAGCGAGAACAGTTAATCAGTTAATAAAAGAGTACTGTGAAGAAAAACAGTATGGAGAAGAAATAGAAGATATGCTTTCTCTATACTGGTCACATACTCGAAAACTGATGGTTAAGAAAGAAGATCCTTATATCTTTCTAGTTGGTCTTGGTGAGTTCTCAATAAATAGAAAGAAACTTACAAAGAAGATCGCTCAAACTTATGCATATATTGATCAATTAGATAAGAAAGACTACACTGGAATTGCTAAGTATACAGATCTTCAACTTAGATTGAAGACTTATAAAGAATTACTTAGCAAGAGTTACGATGTTGTAAATGCAAAAAAAGAATTTAAACAAAAACACAGTGATAAACAAGATCAAAACAATCTGGAAGAATAAGTGGTTAATTCTTGAAGGAGTGATAGGTTATTACTTCACCAAGAAGAAACACAAGAAAATTGCAGACTATAGAAAGAAGATCTGCAAAAGATGTCCTCTATATGATATAGTAGGAACCAAGTGTTTAGTACCAGGTACTCAACCTTGTTGTGGTAACTGCGGATGCTCTTTAGATTATAAAATACATAGTATGTCATCATCTTGTCCAGAAGAACACTGGGAAGCTATAATGTCTCAAGAAGACGAAGATAAACTAAATGCATATATAGATGGCACTGATATTTAAACCCGAAACACATAGTTACGTAAGTATAGATCCTAATGAGAATATCATATGGACTAGTGTAACTAGTGTTATATCTAAGTTTAAGAAACCTTTTGATGCTGAGACTATTGCTATTAAATCTTCTAAGAATAAGAAGGGTAAATGGTATGGTATGTCACCAGAAGATATTAAAGAAGCTTGGAAAAATGAATCACAGAAAGCAATGAATCTTGGTACATGGTATCATAACCAGAGAGAAAAAGATTTATTGTCTTGTGAAACTATAAGTCGAGAAGATGTAATTGTTCCCATAATAAAACCTATAGAAGAAAATGGATTTAAAAAAGCTCCTGAACAAAAGCTTGGAAATGGTGTGTATCCTGAGCATTTGGTTTATCTTAAGTCTGCTGGTATATGTGGTCAGGCTGACCGCATTGAAGTAATTAATGGTGTAGTAAATGTCTATGACTATAAAACTAACAAAGAGATCAAAACAGAATCTTATATTAATTGGGAAGGTATCTCTGATAAAATGGTGGATCCTCTCAGTCATCTTGATGATTGCAATCTTAATCACTACAATATTCAGTTGAGTTTGTATATGTATATGATTCTAAAACACAATCCTAAATTAAAACCGGGAAAACTTGTAATAGAACATATACAGTTTAAAGAAGCTGGTAAAGATGCGTATGGTAATAGAGTTGTTTACTATGATGAGTTTGGAGAACCTATTGTAGAAAATATAGTATCTTATGAACTACCTTATTTAAAATCTGAAGTCATAAGTATAATTAATCACTTAAGAAATGACAATTAAATTATTCGATATACAAAATGGTGTAGTGATTCCAACAGAACACTGTTACACTCTTAGTACTTTAAAAGATCTAATGGAAAAGTATCCAGAAGACTATCTTAAAGTATACCAGTATTTATTCTACATGACATGTCCTAATCCCGATCTTAATCCGTTTTTTTATATGATGGAAGAAGATAAGGAAGAGATTATACTAGCAGAAATACAAGCTGAGTTTTCACCAGAAGATAATGGTATTCCTGCGGCTTTACACTTTTGTAGAAAGTTATATGAAACACCTACGTCACGAGCTTATAATGGTATCAAGAAGATGCTAGATAAACTTGCTGACTATATGGATAAAACACCAATTACACACGGACGAGATGGGAACATTACCGCTTTGGTCTCTGCTGCTTCAAAATTCCAGCAAATTAGAGAGAGCTATAAAGGAGCATACAAAGACTTACAAGATGAACAAACAAGCCACGTTAGAGGTGGACAAGGACTCGCATATGATCAAATGTAATTTATCAGATTTCTTTTTGTACTATAATGAGTTCAGAAAAGAGTGGTTAGCGATACCAAGAGATAAGGTTGCTGAGTTTATGAATGATGCTTCTTTGCCGAGTTCTCATAAAGATGTCGTATCTTTGATTAAAAGGATAGAAGATGGCAAAGCAAAACATTGAGAAGACTCCACCAAAAGGAGAAATTAATTTTTCGTTGACTCTTTCTGAAGAACAAAAACGTGCTAAAGAGTTAATCTTACAAAGACCGTTTAACTTTTTAATAGGTCAAGCAGGATCTGGTAAAACTCTCTTAGCTGTACAGATAGCATTAGATATGTTGTTTAAGCGTAAAGTTAATAAGATTGTTATTACAAGACCAACTGTTTCTACTGAAGATAATGGTTTCTTACCAGGTTCTGAGAAAGAAAAAATGGAACCGTGGTTAGTTCCTATTAAGTCTAACATCCGTAAGGTCTATAACAAACCAGAGATTCTTACTAAGTTAGAAGAGAATGAAGCGCTAGAGTTGGTATCACTTACACACTTTAGAGGTAGAACCTTTGAAGACTGCGTGTGTATTATAGATGAGTTTCAGAACTTAACTAAAGCACAATTGCAAATGTGTATAGGTCGTCTTGGTAAAAATGCTACTATGATTTTTACAGGTGATTCTCAACAGATAGATTTAAAGTTTAAAAATGATTCAGCTATTCACGATATAGCAAAGTTAGATAAGTCACAATGGGTAAATAAAATTGTTCTACATGATAATCATAGACACGAATCATTGAATGAGATCCTAAGATTATTGAATGAATACTAGTTTTATAGACATACCTACCTGGGATAACGGTACCTGGACTACAACATCCTTTACTACAAGAGAAGAGTATACTGATTTTGTATTATCTATATTTAAGGAACCAGGTCAGTATAACTTTGATGATACCAGTTTTCTATTTAATGAACAAGCTAGATTGTTTAATAAGAACGGTGTTTACTGCACATCACCTCAAGGAAGTAAAGACTATAGAATATATTGGGATCACGAAAAGAATAAGTGCCGATATGGTACAATCTATAAAAATGCTGGTAATACTTGGTACCTACCAAGAGATTACTATATGTGGTTGAACTTCTTACCTATCTTCAATAAAGAGATTCAAAGGTTTGGTTTCGCGGACGTGCGCGACGCACAGTACCATATGGCACTGTACGAACTATTAGCAGAGTTACACTATAAACATAGTTCTATACTTAAGAAACGTCAGATAGCTTCATCATACTACCACATGGGTAAAATGATTAATCAGATCTGGTTTGAAGAAGGTATCACTCTAAAGGTTGGTGCTAGTCTTAAAGACTACATCAATGATAAAGGTTCTTGGAAATTCTTAAATGAGTACGAAGCATTCTTAAATAAACATACTGCATGGTATCGTCCGATGAATCCTGGTAAAGTATTACTATGGCAACAAAAGATTGAGATTGTACAAGGTACTCAAAAACGTAAAACAGAAGTAGGTCTTAAAGGTGTACTACAAGGTATGTCATTTGAAAAAGATCCTACAAATGGAGTCGGTGGACCTTGTAAGTACTTCTTCCACGAGGAAGCTGGTATTGCTCCTAAGATGGATACAACATTTGAGTATATCCGTCCTGCGATGCGATCAGGTTTTGTAACTACAGGTATGTTCATTGCAGCAGGATCTGTGGGTGACTTGGATCAGTGCGAACCTCTAAAAGAGATGACACTTAGACCAGAACCAAATGATATATATGCAGTAGAAACAAATCTTATAGACTCAAAAGGTACTATAGGTAAATCAGGATTATTTATTCCTGAGCAGTGGTCGATGCCACCATTCATTGATGAGTTTGGTAATTCTTTAGTAGAAGAAGCTCTTAAAGCGTTAGATGAACAATTTGAGAAGTGGAAGAAAGATCTTAGTCCGGAACAGTATCAGTTACGTATTTCTCAGCATCCTAGAAATATCGAAGAAGCATTTGCTTATAGAAAGGTATCAATCTTTCCTCTAAATTTAATTGGTGCACAGATGCGTAGGATAGAAGATAAGACATATCCTACAGAATATCTAGATATCTACAGAGATGAGAAAGGAGATGTGGATGTTAAACCTACATCTAAACTACCAATTATGACATTCCCGGTGGATAAGAAGCAGGAAGATAAAACAGGTGTGTTTGTATGCTATGAGAGACCTGTTAAGAATCCGGAGTTTGGGATGTACTATGCATCTATTGACCCCGTAGGTGAAGGTAAGACAACTACATCAGAATCTCTATGTTCTATATATGTATACAAAACTGCAGTAGAGGTAACCCGTAATGATGGTGAAAAGGTAGAGACTTTTATAGAGCGTGATAAGATTGTAGCCGCATGGTGTGGTCGATTTGATGATATCAATAAGACACATGAGCGCCTAGAGATGATTATAGAATGGTATAACGCCTGGACAATTGTGGAGAGTAATATCTCCCAATTTATTAATCATATGATCTATAGGAAGAAACAAAAGTATTTAGTTCAAAGATCTCAGATATTATTCTTAAAGGATCTAGGTGCTAATGCTAATGTATTCCAAGAATACGGGTGGAAAAACACAGGTACACTATTTAAGAGTCATATGCTAAGTTATGCTATTGACTTCTTAAAAGAAGAATTAGATCAAGAAGTTAAACCAGATGGTGAGGTTGTAAAAACTATATATGGGGTAGAACGTATACCAGATTCTATGTTGCTTACTGAAATGGCAGCATATCAAGAAGGATTAAACGTCGATAGACTTGTTTCATTTGCAGCACTTATTGCTTTTGCAAAAGTTCAACAAGCAAATCGCGGTTATAAAAAGCGTTATGAGGAGACAGATAAGGTGAAAAAGTTGGATAAGCGAGATAATTTCAGTAAATTGAATATGAGCCCATTCCGTCACATCGGATCGCATGGTTCAGCATTTAGTATGAAAATACCTAAACAACCTTTTAGAAATTTAAAATAAGATGCAAGTCTATAACGCAATACAATTAAAAAACGGTGCGAAAGCGGAAACTAACCGAATGGGTACCCTTAATCAACCTATTCAGTTTATTCCAAGAGCGAAGAAAGATAATGACTGGACAGCGTGGAATCTAGACTGGTTAGAATGGGAAGGTTTGAAACAAATTCGTCGCAACGCGCGTCGTTTGATGAAGAACTACAAACTGGCAAAAGGTATCATAGATCGTGGTGACTACATTGTCGAACAAGATAATGAGTATGCAGATCTCATTGAAACTCTTACACAAGACGACGTATCAGCACTAGAATTAAAATTCTATCCTATTATTCCTAATGTAATAAATACATTAGTTTCTGAGTTTGCTAAACGTAATACTCGAGTTAGTTACTCGGGTGTAGATGACATCTCTTATAACGAGATGATGGAACAAAAACGTGCTCAGGTAGAAGAAGTTCTTCTATTTAATGCACAGCAAGAGATGATGATGAAGCTTGCTGAAATGGGATATCCTCAAGATTCTGAGGAATTTCAACAAGCAATGGCACCAGAGAAATTAAAGACTTTACCAGAAATTCAAGACTTTTTCTCAAAGAGTTACAAGAGTATGGTTGAGCAATGGGCAGAACATCAGCATAAAGTTGATGTTGATCGCTTTAAAATAGATGAGTTAGAGGAGCGTGCATTCCGTGATATGTTGATTACAGACCGTGAGTTCTGGCACTTCAAGATGATGGAAGATGACTATGATGTAGAATTATGGAATCCTGTTCTTACATTCTATCAGAAGTCACCAGACAATCGCTATATATCTCAAGGTCAATGGGTTGGTAAATTTGATATGATGACTGTTGCAGACGTCATTGATAAATACGGATGGTTAATGACTGAAGATCAGTTAGAATCATTAGAACTTATTTATCCAGTTAGATCTGCTGGTTATCCTATTCAAGGTTACCAAAACGATGGTAGCTACTATGATGCTACTAAATCCTATGAATGGAATACTAACTTACCATCATTAGGGTATCGTCAGTTCACATCTATGTGGGACAACACTGCATATGGTGGTGATATTGTAAACTGGATTATGACACAAGATGAAGACTACTTTGATATGGGTATGTCTAATATGCTTCGTGTTACCACAGCATATTGGAAGTCACAACGTAAAGTAGGACATCTTACCAAGATCAATGATAATGGTGATGTAATGCAAGACATTGTAGATGAGTCATATAAGGTAACTGATAAACCTCAGTATGATACAGCACTTATTAAAAATAAGACTAAGGATAACTTGATCTTCGGTGAGCACATTGACTGGATCTGGATTAATGAAGTGTGGGGTGGTGTAAAGATCGGACCAAACAGACCTACATTCTGGGGTAGTAATAATCCAGGTGGTATTAATCCTATCTACTTAGGTGTTAATCAGAATAATATCAAACCTCTTAAATTCCAATTTAAAGGAGAGTCATCTCTATATGGATGTAAACTACCTGTAGAAGGTTCTGTATTCTCAGATAGAAATACAAGATCTGTATCTTTGGTAGACTTGATGAAACCTTTCCAAATTGGTTACAACATTGTAAATAATCAGATTGCTGATATCTTAGTAGATGAATTAGGTACTGTAATCATGCTTGATCAGAATGCATTACCGAAACATTCTCTAGGTGAGGACTGGGGTAAGAACAACTTAGCGAAAGCTTATGTTGCTATGAAGAACTTCCAGATGCTACCTTTAGATACATCAATTACTAATACAGAAAATGCACTTGCGTTTCAACACTATCAAAAACTAGATCTAGATCAGACTAATCGTTTGATGTCACGTATTCAGTTAGCTAATTACTTTAAGATGCAAGCATTTGAAGTAATTGGTATTACCCCACAGCGTCTAGGTCAACAGATTGGTCAGCAAACAGCTACTGGTATAGAACAGTCTATCAATGCATCATATGCACAAACTGAGACTTACTTCATTCAACACTGTGATTATTTAATGCCGCGCGTGCATCAGATGCGCACAGACCTAGCACAGTTCTATCATTCTACAAAACCATCAAGTCGTTTGCAGTATATGATCACTGAGGACGAACGTACTAACTTTGAGATTAACGGAACAGATCTACTACTTAGAGATCTAAATATATTTGTAGCTACTAAAGCAAATCAACGTGCTATCCTAGAACAGTTAAAGCAAATGGCTATTCAGAATAACACTACTGGTGCATCTATATATGATCTAGGTAATGTTCTTAAATCTGAATCGGTTGCTGAAGTATCACATGTTCTTAAGAAAGCTGAGGTTAAAATGCAAGAACAGAAACAAGCTGAAATGCAACAAGCACAACAAATGCAAGAACAAGCACTTCAAGCTAAAGCTGAAGAACAACGTCAGAAAATGGAGTTTGAAGCATCTGAAAATCAGAAAGATAGAGAAGCTCGTATTCTTGAATCACAGATTAGATCAGCTGGTTACGGTGCTATGCAAGATCAGAATCAGAATCAACAGTCAGATTATATGGATGCTCTTAAACAAATTCAAAGTTCTGATGAGTATCAGCAAACAATGAATTTTGAAAGACAAAAAGAAATTACTAAGCAATCTGAACATCGTGATAAGATGAACATTGAGCAGCAAAAATTAGCAACTCAACAGCAAATTGCACAGACTCAATTACAGATTGCACGTGAAAACAAGAACAAATTCGACAAAAAAGACAGTGACAAAACTAAGAAAAAATAACTTTTAGCTATAGTATCTAGATTAATTTTTTTATATGGTTAATCTATAAAGTTTAAAGTTATAATTTTGTGTATATTATTAATGTAAAGCTAAACCAACTTTATGAGTACGACAGACCAAAACAATGATTCTACCTCTGTAGAAGAAGTAGAAATCAACCTAGATGAAATTCTAGGAACCCCGGGAGCAGAAAACGTGATGCTTCCTGATGGAGATGGTAAGAAGACTGAAGCTAAACCAAATATCTTCAGTTCAACTTCACCAGATCTATCATTTATTGACAACGACTCAGACGATGATGACGATGAGTCAAAGAAAAAAAAGGTAGATGTAGATGCTATCATCAAAGAAGCTGATCCTGAAGATGACTTCTCTGGTCCTAAAGACGATGCTCCTGTTGAGAAATCAGCAGGTAGACCAAAGATCGAAAAGAGTGGACTTGCAGAAGTTTTCAATAAAATGATCGAAGCTGGTAAAATTGTACCATTTGATGATGACAAACCTTTAGAAGAGTATTCTGTAAAAGACTTTGAAGAGTTGCTTGATGCAAACTTTAACGAAGTTGAGAACAGAATTCGTCAAGAAACTCCTCAAGAGTTTTATGACTCTCTTCCTGATGAACTGTTATATGCTGCAAAGTATGTATCAGATGGAGGTCAGGATCTAAAAGGTTTGTTTAAGATCTTATCAGAGGTTGAAGAACATAGAGAGTTGAATCCTAAAAACGAGCGTGACCAAGAAGTAATTCTACGTGAGTATTTGAGAGCAACTAACTTTGGAAACGATGATGATATTGATGAAGAGATCTTAGGTTGGAAAGACAGAGGTGAACTTGAAGCGAAAGCTATGAAGTTCAAACCAAAGTTGGACAAAATGCAGGAGCAAGTAGTAGCTCAGAAAGTTGCACAACAGGAGAAAATCCGTAAGCAACAAGAAGCAGCTGCACAACACTATATGCAGAATGTTTACACTACACTACAACCCGGTGAGTTAAACGGTGTAAAGCTAGATAAGAAAACACAATCTATGCTTTATTCAGGTTTGGTTCAACCTCAGTACCCCTCTATGTCAGGAAGACCTACTAATTTGTTAGGTCACTTGCTAGAGAAGTATCAGTATGTTGAACCTCGCCACGATTTGATTGCTGAAGCTTTATGGTTGTTAGCTGATCCAGATGGTTACAAAGGTAAAATTAGAAACCAAGGTCAACAACAAACTGTAGAGAAAACAGTGAGACAATTAAAAACGGAACAAGCGAAGATGCAATCTAGTACTCCTGTAGTGGAGCGCGAAGAAACACGTCAACGTAGAATTCCAAGAAACGACAACTTTTTTAAAAGATAACCCTTATATAAATAAATAAAAATGGCAACTCCAGTTTTAAACAATGGTATATTTCTACGAGATACCAACTACGCAGCTAGTTCACACGTAGATTCTTACCACTTGGTTAACATGTTGAGAAATGCAGAACCTATGGATCTAGGACCAGTTGACTTGTGGGCAATGGTTCAGAAAGTAGAAATGCCTTTGTATCAAATGTCTAGCTTCGGTGGAAAGAACGTAATCACAGTCGATAACGCTCGTGGAGAGTACAAGTGGCAAACACCAGTTGTACAAGATCTTCCTTACGTTATTGACACCGTTGAAACCACTCAAGGTACTAACGTAGGTACTGATGGTACAACATTCCAAGTTAAGATCTCACGTCGTGAGTTCGGTCATGGTGATATTATCACTTATGATAAGTACAACGGAATGGAAATGTACATCACTGTAGATGATATCATCCCAACAGGTGATGGATTTATCTACACTGTTCAGTTGGTTAATAATGACAACACAGCAGGTATTGACACCACTTTGTATTTGCAACCTGGTGACAAATTGTTCCGTAAAGGTTCTGCACGTGGTGAGTACGGAGAGCGTTTCTCTGACATTCAAATCCAATCTGGTTTCCGTGAATACTACAACTTCGTAGGTGGTGCTGAAGCTCACGTTCACTATTCTGTTTCATCTCGTGCTGACTTGATGATCAAAGGTGGTATGAACGCTGATGGTACTGTTCCTGTTGTAGAGATCTGGAGAAACTTTGATAAAACTACTGATCCTTCTATTACTTCTATGGATACTATGGTATCTAAGATGGGTAAGGATTATGTTAAGCGTGCAATGGGTAACGGTTCATTGTCTCGTACTTTCTTGACTGCTATGGAAGCAGCTCACTTGACCAAAGTTGCATCTGACATCGAGACTTACTTGATGTGGGGACAAGGTGGTCGTGTTCGTCAAGATGGTCCAGACGATTTGCGTTTGTCTGTCGGTTTGTGGAGACAGTTGGATAACTCTTTCAAGCGTGTATACAACAAATCTGGTTTCACTTTGGACTTGTTCCGTTCTGAAATCTATAACTTCTATGCTGGTAAAGTTGACTTCCAAGGACCAGATCCTAAGCGTCAATTGATCGTACAAACTGGTATGGGTGGTATGCGCATGGTTAACGAAGCTATTAAGAAAGAAGCAATCAATTCTGGTTTGTTGATCCAAGCTGCTGATATCGGTGCAATCACTGGTAAAGGTATGGATTTGAACTTCGGTTTTGCTTACACTTCTTACGTTATCCCATTCTTGGCAAACGTTAAGTTTGTATTGAACCCAGCGTTCGACAACTTGCATACTAACGACATTGAAAACCCAATCATCGATGGTTTCCCATTGTCTTCTTATAACTTCATTATCTTTGATATCACTGACAATACTAACGATAACATCTATATGTTGAAGTTGGGTTGGGATAATCAATTGAAGTGGTGGTACCAAAACGGAACCATGGATTACATGGGACGTACTCAAGGATTCCAGTCTTCTGGTCAATTCAATGGATATCGCGTATTCATGACTCAAATGATGCCTGCTATCTGGGTTAAAGACCCAACCAAGGTGTTGAAGATTGTTATGCGTAACCCGATCACCGGAGGTTCATTCTAATCTTAAAAAATGTAAAATGGGGGAGGGGTAAAACTCTCCCCTTTTTTACTATATTTGTCAAACATAAAAAACCAACAAAATTATGAGTTTCACAATGGTACAGGAACCGATCTCTAAACGCGGTCCTATTGCAGTTAAACCTTACATCAATCAGTCCGTTGATAATATGGGTCTTCAAAATTATGGACTAGCACTATTTGAAGGTGTTTATCACGAAGAACAATTAGCTTGTATTGAGCATAACGGAATCAAGCGTTATGTTACAGGTCTTAATGAATTTGCTCCTGAGATCAAATTGATTAAGGATCCTGAAGTAAAAGAAGCTAAAGTTAGAGAAATCAGAAACGTTGTATGTGAGTTAGAGAAACAACTTGCAGCAAATGTTATTAATCCTGACGATGTGGAATTCTGGAATAAAGTAAAATTACTACGTCCGGATAATGACGACTTCTGGTCAAAGATCACAATGCGTTGTGGTAATACTCCAGTAAATCTTGATCCTACAAAAGATCCTTATGATCTTATTAAAATATTTGCAATTGAAGCAGGTGGTTTTAGTATTATTTCAAAGTCATATGAAGATGCAAAATCTAGACCACGTGCTCCTAAATTCTATTTAGATAGATACGAAGATACAGCTTCTACAAGAACAGAGCTTAAGAAACTTCGTAACAAAGCTCTTGCAGAACTTCAAAAACTTTCTGACAAGAATACTAATAAGTTATTCTATGTAGGTAAGTTGGTGGACGTTGCTGGTGCTACTTATCGTAAGTCAACTCCTATTGATGTTATCTATGATATGATGGATAAGTTTGTAATGGGTGATGGTGCTGAGCGTAATGCTAAGCGTGCTGCTCAAGAGTTTATCGATACTTGTAATCTTGACATGGAGACTTTGAAATTGAAGTGTATTGTTAAAGATGCAATTTATTATAAAGTATTTACAGCAAAAGCTGATGGTATGATCTACGATAAAAAGACCGGATCATTACTAGGACGTAATATTGCAGAAGTTGTTGAGTATATGAAGAATCCTTTAAATGAATCAGTTTTGATGGAAGTTACAAAAACTGTAGAAAAGTATTGGAATAATTAGTATATTATTAGTATGGTAGCAAAGAAAGGTTTATACGCAAATATTCACGCAAAGAGAGCTCGCATTAAAGCGGGCTCTGGTGAAACAATGAGAACACCTGGAACTAAAGGTGCACCTACTAAGAAAGACTTTGTTAAATCAGCAAAAACCGCTAAAAAGAAATAACATGGCAAAACAACTAGTTAAAAAACAAGGTGGTGGTAAAGTTACTCGCATTGAAAATAGAATCAATCGAGTAGAGAACCGAGCGAGTAATGCTAAATCTAAAGCTAAAAGTGCTCTTGATATGTATAATCAAACTAGTTCAAAAGGAGATACGTCTGCTGGATACTGGGAAAATAGAGCAATAGGTCAAACAGAAAAATCTCAAAGATTATCTGAAAGAGCTGAGATGCTTAAAGATAAAAAAGCAAGACTTACTGGTAGTAAAACTAGAAATCAGAAACTCGCTGAACAAGAACTTAAAAAAGGTGGTTCAGTAAAAAAGAAGAAATAATGACTAAACTAAAAGCATTTGCGTTAAAGAATCGCAAAACAGATGAATTTGTTCCAGGAAGTTTAATAAAAGCATATAAACAACCCGCTCCTGGACCATGGGTTCATGTAATTGAAGGATCGACTGAAGGATTGATTGAAAGATCACCTAATCCTATAGATTATGATAATACTGTAAAGTCAACTTATCCTAATGCTGTTTCTGCTGAAATATTCGGTACACATGCTAAAGACTTTATTAGATCTAAAGGATATACTCCTGATAATATTGTATTGTCAAATTCAATTTGTTCTGATGATGTTGATGGTCCTATTTACTCAGACATCTCAAACATTGGTCAAACACCTGCATCTCAAAATCAATTCTTGGGTGCATTTATGTCTGGTGGTTTAGCTGGTTACCCACATACAGGTATACTAGGTATACAAGCTTGGGGATCACATGTTACAACCACTACGCAGGGTGGATTGTTTATGATTAATATGCCGCATATAGGAATATCAAGAGCTGGTAATGTAGGTAGAATATGGAGAAGAGGTAAATCTGAAGAACAATCTCTTGAAGATAATACTTGTGGTGCAGTAGCAACAGCTATTAACTGGGTTGCTGGTAGTGTTGCTGCACCAGATACTGCAGAGTTTCCAAATAATTATCAATACTATACCTTATGTGATATATTATTTCCATTTAAAGCAGATCTTGCAGCTGAACTAACTTATGGTGCTCAAATGTTTTATGCTACTGAAAAAATAAGATTAGCTTCAGATGCTTTTTTAACTGGTGCTAGTGGTATTGTTACCCCAAATGTTCCAGCTAATACAGATGTGTTTTATTGTAGTGGTACATTTATAAATACTGATGATGGATTTAATGCTTATGTTGATGTAACATCATTTCAAAAATATAATAGTGTTGGAGAATGGGAAGATTTAACAACTGAATTTTTAGAAGGATTGTAATATGAAAAAGAAAAAGATCATTGAGTACAAAGGTACTAAAGCAGAAGAGCGCTATTCTTCTAAGTCTGCTGCTATGAAGCATGAAAAGACTGAGGGTAAGAAAGAAGAGAAGCGCGAGAAAATGCTAATGCGTAAGAAAAAGAAGTAATGGCGAAATCTGCTGCATGGACTCGTAAAGCTGGTAAGTCACCTTCTGGTGGTCTTAATGAAAAAGGAAGAAAGTCTTATGAAAGACAGAATCCTGGTTCAGATTTAAAAGCACCACAACCAGAAGGTGGTCCTAGAAAGAGATCATTCTGTGCTAGAATGGAAGGTATGAAGAAGAAGAATACCTCATCTAAGACAGCTAATGATCCTAACAGCAGAATTAATAAGTCACTCCGTAAATGGAAGTGTTAAAACACTATGGCGAAGAAAGATAAAAAATGGATTCAAAAAGCAATCAACCCAGAACACAAGGGTTATTGTACTCCAATGACTAAACCTACGTGTACTCCTAAGAGGAAAGCACTTGCTAAAACTTTAAAACGAATCGCAAAAAATAAATAATTATGAAAAAGAAATGTATGCAATGTGGTGGATCCATGAAGAAAATGAAATCTGGTGGGTCTACATCTTTCGGAATGCTTTCAGTAAAAGCAGGTGTGGATAATAATCCTAAACCTACAGCAGCTGATAGAATTGTCGGTGCAAAGAAGTCCTCTATGAAGAAAGGAGGAGCTGTAAAAAAACGTAAGTAATCATGAATAACACTACTCTACAGTTAAAAATTAAACAACGTCTGAACAAGTTAGATAGTCAGGATTATGACAATCTACAATGTTGGCAGATCGTTGAAGCATTTAATAAAGCTCAAGTAGAGTGGATACGTCGTCAAGTACAAGGTGTAAATATCACCAAAACTGGTGATGAGCAAACTAAAATGCGCATTGATGACTTGCAAAGATTACTAAAGGAAAAGAACGTAACTCTAAAAAAGAAAGATCTTTATATGGAGTCTGATGATCTTCCTGCAGATTACTTATTCTTTAAACGTATTAATGGTCATGCTAATAAAGGTTGTTGTGACAATCCTATGGCAATGACTATTACATACCTTGCAGAGGAAGAGAATGTTCCATTACTCCTATCAGACGAGTTAAAAAAACCTAGTTTTGAATGGGGAGAAACCTTCTGTACCCTAGTAGGTAACAAAGTTCGTATCTATACAAACAATGATTTTGAAATGCATGAGGTTAAACTCATGTATTATAGACTTCCTACTTTTGTGGAATTAAATGGATGTGTAGATCCTTATACAACAACCCAGTCTACAACAGATGTACTTTGTGAATTTAAAGATGATATTGCTGAGATTCTAGTAGATGCTGCGGTTAACATTCTTTCCGGAGATATTGAATACATGACTCAATATCAAGTATCCCAACAATCAGTACAAGAAAATAGTTAATAATGAGACAATTGAAAATTGAAGGTGGTGGAGCTACCGGAAATGCAATGAAACAAATGACGGGAGCTATCACAGCTCTTACATTTGAGTTACTAAATGGAGTAACTAAAATTCATATCGCACATTTAAAAACAACAAGTTATTCAGCACACATGACAATGGGTGCATTTTATGATGAAGTTGGTGACTTTGCTGATAGTCTTGCTGAACAATGGCAAGGTCTTAGTGAGAAGTTACTAGAATTTCCTACATCAGCTGAACTAGCAAAATGTAGTACTCCGGAAGAATGTGTTACTTATCTTCGTGGTCTTTATGACATGTGCAATAAGGTTCAGGATATGTGTGAACATTCAGAGATCATAAACACAATCGATGAGATTAAGTCATTGATTAACAGTACTAAATACAAGTTAATTTTCTTGAAATAAATTTGGAAAGTTTAGAAAGCTTTCTTATATTACTTATATATTTATAAAAACAAAAAACTATGAGTTATTTTAATCATGCCTTTAACAAAACTTTCGTAGGAACGAATGGTTTTGTTAGTTCCTCAGGAACAAAAACTAGTGAATTGGCTGCTGGTCAGTTTGCTTTTGTTGACCCTAAAACTTGGGAAGTACCTGCAGATGTAGATACAAGTTCTGCATTGAAGTGTCCACTTGTATTAGCGTCAGCATCAATTCACTTAGAAAACGATAAAATCGGTCCTTTTGCAGGTGGTTATTCTGAATCTGTAAAGTCTAAGACTATTAATCCTAAGTATGTTTCTGCATTCTATAAGGTTAATCCTTGTCCTTTGCAGCAGATGCAAATTACTGTAGGAAGTAATTCTGAAACCTATGATTGCAATCTTAATTCAGGAACTGTTGTTAACCGTGAGTTCTTGTGTAACAGCACTTACAACTTGCGTGTTGATATCAAAGGTTCTCCTGTATTGCGTTTCTTGACTCGTAACACTTATTATACAGCAGCTGCTTATACAGGATGTTGTGCTGAAGGTGTTGATGGAATCGGAGCACCAGTTAATCCTTTGATTGTTTATGTACAATGGGCTTATCAGTTGTTGAATTCTCCTTTGATTGCTCCATTCATTCAAGTTCGTATTACTTATAGTACAGATCCTGCAACTGCAGCATGGCAAGAACTTGCTGGTACAGATGGTACTAATTCTAAAGCAAACTTGGAGCAATTAGAGAATTATATTAACGGTACTGATCCTCTTCCTGCTGTTGTAAACTATGATACTGTTTCAGGTGGTACTGTTACTCCAGGTCTTGGTCGTGCTGGTTTGATTATCACTGGTGCTTATGTTGATACTCGTTTCAACGATTGTACTTTCTATCCTAGTGATTCTATCATTGCTTTCTTGGAGCCAGTTAAAGTATATGCTTCTGAAGTAGATTTGAATGGCGATCCTTGTGCATTTGGTGGAATTTGTGTAGCTAATGTTTGTGCTGGTAATCAAGGTACTGGATTCGGTGAATCTGCTATTCGTGATTTGATCATGACTGAAGCTTACATGCAACAACCTTTCTATACTGGAACTGATTTGCGTATTCGTGAAATCACTAATGGTGATGATGTTAAAGATGCTATCTCTCGTACTAGTACTTATACTCGTTACTATATCCAACATAATGTTCCTCGTTTTAATAACCCAAGTGGTACTTTTGATAACGATCAATATTTGTTAGAGATCTTGGTACCAAGAGTTTCTAAGTATGCTGCTGCAGATAGCGCATCTACAACTGTATATGTATGGAATACTTCTGGTATTGTTATTGGACAGTCTATGTATATTGATGGTACTGATAGTGGTTCTAACGTAACTGCTATTGCACCAACTCCTAATACTTCTGGTTTATACGAAGGTATGTATGAAATTACTATCGGTAATGCTGAAACAGTAGTTGCAGGTAATTACTTAGAATTTGTTGTTGACGCAGTTGAATCAAGTTTAGCAACATTTGAAGGATTTATGGAAGATTGGTTAAACAATGCTAATTCAGGTTGCATTGCTACATTTAGTAGTAATCGTTTAGTACCTATTAACTGTGCTGATGGTTGTACTTATGCTCCATTTAACGTAGCAGCTCCTATTATTCCTTAATCTATTTACTGACTATAAAAAAAGGGTGGGAATCAAATCTCACCCTTTTTTATTTCATTTATTGTGATTAATTTTGTAATTTAATAGTATATGGCAAAACATCTTTTATCTTTAGATATGCCTAACACTTTGAATACTTGTATTCTCAGAGTGGTAGACACTAGTACATACGATCCTAGTATGACTCCTGGATCATTAACTCTTGAAGTTCTTGCACCAGGATACACAAACGCTGTTGCTTACTATCCAACAAGTTCCGGATTCAATTTGAGTCTTACAGCTTGTGACTTGGATTTACAAACAACAAACTGCACAACTGTTCGTAATAGTATTCCCGACGGTATATATGCTATTAAATACAGCGTAGCTCCTAATGAATACGTATATGTAGAATACAATCATTTACGTATTACTGCAGCACTAGCTAAGATTCAAACTATACTCTGTTGTTTAGATGTTCCTAACTGTGAACCTATTCAACCTTTGAAAGATAAGATGCGTGAACTAAATTTGCTACAAACTATGTTAGAAGCAGCAAAAGCAAAAGTAGAGTATTGCCACAATCCTAAACAAGGAATGGACATCTATAACTACGTAATGTCTAGATTGACTAAGCTTAGTTGTAACTGCGGATGTGAAACATGTTAACCCTTTAAAAACCAACAAATATGAGTACTTGTCCAAATTGTAAAGCAACAATGAGTTGCGGATGTCAAAAAAGAGTAACACCAGACGGAAAAGTAGGATGTTCTAAGTGTATTAATAGCATGAAGAGTAAACTATTAAATCCTACAACACAAAAAAAGTAAAATGGGAATTAAAAGCTATTATCATTTAAAAGATACAGGATCATGTAATTATAGTTTAGATGGTTTATCTTTTACAGAATCTTCAGCATTAACTGGTGCATTCTCAGGATATAGTGTTGTTATTGGAATAGATCCTAATAATGGTAACAATGTTATTTTTGCAGGAACTGATCCGGCTACAAATACTACACAGATTGCTGTATCAAATGATTATGGTCTTACTTTTAATACTCCTATAGGAGATTGGTTTACGTATAGTTCTACTATAAACTTAAATCCAAATAACGGATCAGGTGTCTTGTATCTTAGTTCTGAGAGGATACTAATCTATGATACTAATTATATTTTTCTATCTACTGATTCAGGACTAACATTTGATTTATTAGTAGATCTATCTACTCTGTATTTTATAGGAGCTACGATTAGTAAAATAGCTCTTTCTTTTAATAGTATTTCATCTGGTTACATTTGTCTAAGTTCTTCAACAGCTATTCCTCAATTATTTAAAACTTTAGATGGTGGTATAACATGGGAACTTTTACCTAATGCAATATCTGCACCTGTAAGTGGAACGATAGTTCAAAACTTATTTGCGGATTTTGTTAACGATGCAATTGTAACTGTTACACGAACTGGAATATTTAAATCAACTAATGATGGCGCTGTATTCAATCCTGTATATACGTTTCCTTCACAGTTTATATTAAATTTTCCTATAGCACTTACTTTTTCTAAAGGTAAGTTATTTTGTATAAACAATGTGCCTGGTGAAATTATAGTATCCGAAGATTTAGGATCCACTTGGTCTGTTATTCAAGTACCTACTGGTAATACAACAAATCCAGTAAATAAACTGATTGGATTTGATGATGAGACATCTGTTTATCCAGGTTTGTATTTTACACAAGGATTAGATCTATATATAAGTTTTGATGGTGCTTTAACATCACAGTATTTACTAAATACAGGAAATCAAATTTTAGATTTTAAAACAGAATGGTATCAATGCGATCAATGCCCTCCTCAATATATTCAAGATATTTATAGTAATCAATGTATTGGTACAAGTGTTGGAGATCTAGTCTGTCCTGCTGGATTTACATATGATCCAGATGAAGAGCAGTGTATTTGTGAAGGAGAATGCGATTGTCCATCTATTGATCTTGTGTTTGCTATTGACGTAGGTCCTTCAGTTAATGGAACAGAAATTGCTGGTTTAAAAAACTTTTTTACAGATCCTAATTCTGGGTTCTTTTATCAAGCTGCTATAGTAGATTTAATAAATCAAAACAAACTTAGGATAGCTGCTATTACATTTAGTACATATTTAGTAAGTCAATTAACACCAACATCTGACTTACAAGGCTGCATTGATCACATAAATACTTTTGTAGCTTCATCTCCAGGAGGAACAAATACTGCAATAGGTTTAGCAGCTGCTAGGAATCTTTTATTTAATACTAATTATTACAATCCTAATAGTATTAAAAAGATGGTAATATTAACTGATGGTTGGCCGAATGGTGTAGAACATGCACAAGGTTCTGTTCCATTTGAAAATCTAATAACTATTACAGATGGTACAAAAGTTCAATACACTACTACAGCAGATAGTACAAATACAGCTGCCAATATACTATTGGGTAATGTTGCACAATCTTATCCTGAATATGCTACGTTAACCTTAAATACTACAGCAGGTCTTGAAGCAGGTATGACTATAAAGTTGCTTTCTGGAATGCCTCCTCAATACAAATTTAATATAGATAATGAAGGTGTTATATTAGAAGTTGTTGATGGTACTACAATTAAAGTTACAGCTGCACCTTATTTTAATGCAAGTAATCTATCTACTTTAAGAGGTAGTGTTTTTGCAAGTAATGCTACAGTAGTTCCTTCAGGTATTATATATGAAGTAGATACACCAACAAGAACCTATCCTATGTATCATGATTACAATACACCTTGTGGAAGAATTTCCTCCACTTTAACAGATTGTGATCGATGTATGACATTTAAAACTGCAATGGAAGTTGCACATGATATTAAAACATTGGATGGTGTATCTATTACTGCAGGATTTTTATCATCACTTCCTAATGGAGGACCCGCTTATACATTTCAGCAGTTACTTACACCAACTCAGAATCCAGGTAATGCTTTTGGAGTTGAATCTTACTTGACACATAGAGCACTAATTTTAGGATTCGTAGATCAGATGACTCATATATTTCCACCTTCAGAAGATCCAACAAATGCAGATTATTATGTAGTATCTGGTTATGAACCACCTAATCCTATAGTTGGAGGAAACTTAGGTAATCTTGGATTAACAGGTCAAGCAGAAGGTATACCTTTTGGACGACTCCTGTATAAATACTGTAATAATCCATTAGATTATAATCTTTTTAGTAGTGTTGTAGGATCTTGGGCAGTATTACCTATAGCATATAATAATATCACTTTAACCAGTAGTACTACTAACTGTGTGGGGGACACTAGTGGAAGATTTAATCCCCTTGGTATATGGGATTGTGATCCCGCAGATATTGATCCATCTTGGATTCCAATGACTAGTCTTAGAGTTGATGGAAATCCTGATTTTTACATAGAGACTTTCGATAATGCAGCTGATATAATGGCACCTGCAATTGCATCTAATCTATGTACAGCAATTATTCCTGTAGATTGTGGAGATTGCACACCTGTACAAGATGGTGACAATGTTCGCTGTAATTGTCAATCTGTCTTAGATATAAGTCCTTGTATAACAAAAGTTTATGCTTGTGATGACACAACATTTGAAACTCCATTATATTGTACAACTAATGATTTAGTTCCAGGACAAGTTGCAAAAATTCAAGTAGATGGACTTCCTGTTGAAGGATGTTTTATTTTCCAAAGTACTACTGAAGACTATTGTGATCCTTTAAATTTCTCAGATGTTATTGTAATGGATGTTTTTGCAGATTGTGTAACATGTGCGGGATTCTTATACAAACTCTCAAGATGCGATGATCCTACAATCTTCTTGTATACAGATAATGAAGTTTTTGCAGAACCTGCAGCATTGAGTAAATCTATTGAATTAAATGAGTTACCAGGTTTATGTTGGACTGCTGCGGAAGTAGCTACATCAGGAGATATAATGGAGGTAACTATTAAACAAATTTTTGATGACTGTCAATGTTGTATTGACTATAACTAGTAAAAAATGGCAAACGGATATAACTTAATAGACTGCAAGAATTTTCAATCTACTCTACAAGCACCTGAACCTATTCAGTTCTATATAGGTAAGACAATTAAAATCACTGGTCAGGACTCTTGTTTTACAATTGATCCTAATCCTTTTGAGATAATCGAACCTTTAGAACCTGTAGTAGTTACAGAAACTTTTGATAATTGTCTTGAATGTTTGAATATTGTAATTGAAAACATTCCTAAGGTTTTACCAGAGTATTTTGAAAACTTCACACAAACTATAGAAGATCAGTGCGAGATAGATACTAATGTTAAGTTTGCAAATGCTTATTGGGAATTGTTCAAGTCTCTTAAACATGGTATTGAATCTGGATGTGATAATATTGATCTTAACAAGATAACTATTAAGAAAAGAGAAATAGATCTTGCAAAGTTATATGATGCTTCTGCGTGTATCATACCAGATCCTGCACCAGAACCTGAAGTATGTATAGAACCAACCGGAACACCGTTACCTACACCTACACCATCTGGTACATAAACCCAATTAAATTTTGAAAGACGTTTAAAAATACTTAAATTATATATAAGATGACTCCTGTAAAACCTTCAAATAATCAGCAGAACTGCAATCCTATATCAAGTAACTGTGTTACTTGGCAAGGACCAGATATCGCGTGTATCAATCTTCAGAAAGGTGATACTGTAAGTGATGTTACTTATAAGCTTGCTTTGGAATTGTGTACAGTTTTAGAACAAACTGACATATTAAATTATGACTTAACATGCTTTGAACCAGTTTGTCCTAAACCTGATAACTTTCAACAACTTGTTCAATTTTTGATTGACAAGCTATGTGAACTTAATAATTGTTGTAATCAAACTGTAGTAACTACACCTCCAACAAGTACTAATTTAACAACTAATGTTCAAGCTACTGGTAACTGTCCAGATTGTGTTATAACAGTAGCACAATGTTTTCAATACACAGACAACTTTGGAAATAATATAACAACCATGAATATTGCAGACTATGCTGCTGCAATAGGAACAAAAGTTTGTACTTTATCGACTCAGTTTTCTGCACTTCAATCTACAGTTGCTAATCAGGGTGCTCGTTTATTATCAGTTGAAAACTGGATTAATAACTATGCACCTGTAATTCCAAGTGCTTTATCAAATTGTCTTTTCCCAGGAAATGTAGTTCAAGTAACTATATTTTGCCAAACACTAGAGCAACAATTTTGTCAATTGAAAAGTGCTGTAGGAGATCCTTCAAAAGTTTATTCAGCTATTCAAAAACAGTGTAGTAATCTAGATAGTTCTCCTACATTATACGGAAACGGGATCATGTCTAATATTTCCGGTTGGGTTGCTGGTGGTCAGTATGCATCTGCAGCAGATGCTATTAACAATCTATGGTTAACAGTTTGTGATCTTAGATCCGCTGTAGATAATATTTTAAATACATGCTGTAATGATTCATTAGTATGTAACACTGTTGATATATACTTCGGATCATTAATATATGCAGCACCTACATTGACAATTCCTTTGTTAGGTAGTATTCCATCTACATCTACGGACTGCACAACTGGTACAGTACTTACAGTAAAAGACATGTATAACAACATGTATAATACTACACCAAGTATTATTTCAACTATTAATGCTACACCTATTTCACTTAATCTTAGTACATCATCTGTTACACAATGGACAGACTACAATGTTATTCTTACATACTGTATTGAAACAGGAAGTAGTTCAATAGCTTGTACGTCAACAATATCTGTATTCTTTGAAAATGCAGCTATGATTCCAACTTTGACATTGATTCCTGCAGCAAATGATATAGCGTTCAGTTTTACAGATCCAGGTGCTCCATCATTATCTAAAACATTCCATGTTCAGTTATATGATTCTACAGCAACTACACCTGTTGGTTCTGCAATATCTATTGTAAATCCTCAGTCTGCTTTAGAGACACTTGGTCAATTCTTAGGTTTAGCTTCTAGTACAAATTATAACATAAGAATTGGTACTCAAATCGGAACATACGTAAGATACGGAGCATTTATACCAATAACAACTTTATAATAACTAAAGATAATCATGGCTTGCACTAAATGTAATACATCAAACAACACTTGTGGTTGTAAAGACACTCCGGTGGTAGTACCATTTGTACCACAGTGTCCACCAGATCCATTGTTTCCAGATCCTAGTCCTTGTAGTGAGACTATTTTAGATACGTGTGTTAAACACAGACCTAACTATACTATTTTCAATGCTATAAATGGTCTTGGATTTACAGGTTTAGAGATTACTCCTAATACTACTTTAGAACAAGTATATCAGATGCTGTCTTTAACATCTTGGGACGCTGTTTGTCCATGTCCTACAGACTTACATTTAAGTTACCTAGGTACTACAGCTGTTGTATTTAGCTGGACTAATACAATAGAATTAGGTGATACATATACATTGGAAATTAGTACTACACCAACATTTGATGAAATCAGTACTATTTCAAACATAACCAATAACTCAATTACAGTTCAGAATTTAACCGCTGGAACAACTTATTACGCTCGACTTACTACTAACTGCGATATTCAATTTAGTATTACTGCAGTTATATCATTTACAACTAATTTATAAATAGTCTACGTTTGTTGGTTTAGCGTGACTACCAAAGAAGAACCCCGGGAAACTGGGGTTTTTCGTTTTGGATATCACTTAAATGCGTTGTATCTTTCAAACCTCGAATAAATTTTGTAAATTATAATAAGGACTATGGAGAACTTTAGAAAACCTAATCTTAATAAACCTCGATATAGAGTACCCAGAAAGATGGTGCATGATGAAACATTTTTCAAGACACTCTATGAAAAGTATCCTGAGTTTAAAAAGTATAAGAAGAGTGAGATAACAAAGATCATCCGCAACTTTAACAAAGAGAAAGTCGTTGATGCTATTATAAATACGAGAGAAGGAGTAGATCTATCACAAGGTATTGGTAGAGTGTTTATAGGAAGTTGTCACTTAGTTCAGAAAGAAAACATTGACTTTGGAAAGTCTATTAAGTACGGTGTAAAAGTAATGCACAAGAACTGGACAACCGATGGTCAATTGGGTAAGATATTCTATACTAACACTAATGTAAAGTATAGAATAGAAGATAGTACTTTGTGGATATTTAAACCAGCTCGTGAGTTTAAGCGATTGGTCGCTAAGGTATTTCCAGAGAACTGGAAAATGTATGTAGAGGTTAATGGTAAGGATTATATATCTAACTACCATAAACAAAAAACTAGAAAGAAAACAAATGTCTCTGAAGACTATAATGAATTTGAATAATGAATACAATCGCTGAAGCAATATCACGAGTACGTAATGGAATCAAAGCTGTTGATGCTGATTCTTTTATCACAGACCGTTTGATTTACAGTAACATACTTAAGTATGCTAAGATGTTTATCAAACGTCAAGATGGACAAACATCGCAAGCAAAGTTTAATTCTTTATATAAAAGAATACCTTGCATTGATCTTATTGAGGTGGATAAAGTTGCCGCTTGTTGTGAGGTTCAGTCTGGTGTTAAAATTAAAAGGTCAAAAGAAAAGCTGCCCTCTATATTAGAAGGATCTAATGGTCCATTACTAAGAACTGTCGCATCAATAGATGGATCAGTTGAAGTATTTAGAACCACTCCTCAGTTATACACGTCATTACAAAAAACATCTGGATTCAAATATAATAAGAAAAAGTATTACTGGTTATTAGATGGGTACTTATTCATTCCTAATGTAGAATGGGACAGTGCTCAGATAGATGGAATATTTGAAGGATCGATTTCCGGATTAACTTGTGATAATGAGTGTCAATCTGTTCAATCACAATACTTAAATATTCCAGGTGATTTATTTGCACAAATAGAACAACAGGTTATAAATGACTTCATGAGAAGCATGCAGATAAATACAGATCCTGCACCAGCTGATAAACAAAGCTTACTTAGATAATTATGAACTACAATTACACTCTCAAATATAGAACATTTGAATCTTTATTAGAAGACGTTAGAACGGATCTAAGAAGTATTGCTACAGATGGTGCTATTGAACCTGCGCAACTTATTAAGATTGCCATGAAGGTTAATTATGATCTAGGATTGCGTGTAGAAAAGACCATGGAGAAAGTCCTTGAGATTGAACACTATCGAGCAAGACTTCCTGAGAACTTTCACGTAATGAACTTTGCATTAATCTGCGGATCATATAGTATTACTACACAAGTACCACAAGGTACTAATATTCAAGAAGTAGTGCCTAGTTATAAACCTTGGGTTGAATCAAATCTTTGTTCAGGAACAACACTTCCTCCAGAATCAACTTGTCTAACTCAATGTGGTACTACATATAGTTTGATTCAAGTAATAGGGACAGAAACTCGCACTTACGATATGCTAACACCTTTAAGATTTAAGAATTCATACATGATCAATTGTGATTGTGCAGATCTTAATTATAAAGGAAAAGATGAAGGTTATATCAAAGATGGTTTTATATTTACGAATATTGAAACCGGAAACTTATATATTAACTACCAAGGTAATATGGAAGACGATGATGGTAACTTGCTAGTTGTGGATCATCCGATGATAAATGAATTCTATGAGTATGCTCTTAAGAAACGTATATTAGAGAATATGCTTATGGATGGTAATCCTACAGTCAGTAATCAATTTCAGTTGGTTAATGCGGAACTTCGTGCAGCAAGAAACAATGCATTAAGTATTGTGAATACACCGAACTTCTCCGAAATGCAAAAAGTATGGGCGATGAATAGAAAAGCAATGTACTCTAAGTACTATGACATGTTCAAATCATATTCTCACCCTACTCAGTTTAATATAAATAACGCTGTCTAAACATGGCAAAGTCTAAAGATTCATCCATCAGTCAAGAATCAGAAATTTTTAATAAAGGTCTGATCAAAGACTATGATGATATCTTCTATCCAGAAGGTACATGGTCACATGCACGTAACGCAACAAACTTTACGGTAGGTGGTGATCAAGGGATAATAGGTAACGAACAAGGTAATAAACTATGTGCATTAGCACCCTATACGATTATAGGTCAAATTAGAATTACAAGTGATCACTTTTTAATCTTTTCAACAAACGATCTTAATTCAGAAATAGGAATATTTACAGAAGGTAACTGTCTATATACTAAAGTAGTCAATGACTCTTGTTTGAATTTTAAAAAGTCGAATCTTATTATAGGAACATCTAAAGAGAACTTTGACTGTACTTTTCAGGTTTATTGGTCTGATGGTGTTAATCCTGATAGAACTCTTAACATAGGTGATGTTAGATTAGGACCGTTCGAACAACCATGGCCTGGTGTACCATATATTTGTGAAGATGTTAACTCTGATCCAGATTGTGTTGATTGTCAACCAAGTACACCATATACACTAGACTGTGAGGAAATAAGACTCGCTAGATTAATTTCAACACCTTGTATTGAGATTAGGAAAGGAGCATCTTCTGGTACACTACTTAATGGATCTTATTATGCAGTTATTGCATATTCCGTAAATGGACAGAAGGTTACAGAATATTACTCACCTAGTATAGTACAACCTTTATTTTCTCATGCTAATGCATCAGGATCTTTAGAGTTAACAATCCGTGGATTAGATTCTAAAACATTTGATGAGTTTGAATTAGTTATAGTAAGAACTATAAATCAACAAACTAGTGCTAAGAGGATCGGTCTATATAGTACAAAGGGAGATGTAGAAATTGCCATCGATTATATAAATGAAAGTTTACCTACAATACCTATTGAGCAAATTCCAATACGATCTCAAGTAATTGAGAAGTCAGAAGGTATTTTTGTTAATGGTCCTTACATGTTAAGAACTTCTCCTACAGGACGTTTTGATTTTAATTATCAACCTATTGCTAATAAAATTGAAACAGAATGGGTAATGATAGAAGCACCTATTGATTATTATAGAAAAGGTGGAAATGTTACCGGTTATATGCGTGATGAACAATATGCATTCTGGATTAGATTCGTTTATAATACAGGTGACTACAGTAGTTCTTATCATATTCCTGGTAGAGCAAAAGAAGTGGGTAGAGAAATTGATAATCACGGAACTGAATATGAAATATTATCTCCCGGAAGTTCTAATGACGTCGCCCATCAAGCTTCTGTATTTAATAATCTAACAAATTTAACTACAGATCCTTTTTGGAGAAGTGTTAATACTGCATATGTAACATCTTTAGATGTAAACTTACAAGACACTGAGCAAGTGATTCCTTTTAAAACAATAGCTACTGGTAAGATGGGTTATTGGGAATCTACGGAAAAGTATCCTGATACTAAACCAGAAGTATGGAATTCCTCTTATCATACTTGGTCAAATTCAGGAAATCCTAATCATGACTTATGTGGTAAACCTATTCGTCATCATAAGATGCCTGGTGAAATATTAGATTATTCACCAACTAATTTACAAGGAACAGAAGGATTGGGTATAACAAGAAATCCTGTTTTAAACGCATCTTCATATGAAATTAAAAACACTGCGCGTGCAATTAGAATATTAGGAGTACGTTTTAAAAATATATATACACCTCTTGATAACGATGGTAATCCAATTCCCGGTATTGTTGCATATGAAATTCTAAGAAGTTCTCGTGATGGTAATAGATCTATTATTGCAAAGGGTGTTGTTAAAAATATGCGTTCGTATAAAAACGTAGATAATGAAACAATTTACTATCAAAACTATCCTTATAACTTTAGAGGTGCTGATAAGTCGTTAACTAAACTTCCGTTCTATTCAGGTAACCCATCTCAGTATACAACAGGTAGTGATGGTGCTTGGAACAATCCATCTAACTTTCTAACAGATTATAGTCAAAGTTTTTTAAGTTTTCATTCACCAGATACTCAATTTAAAAATCCTTTTCTATCAGCAAACGAATTACATCTATATAAACAATTAGGTAGGTATCAAAATATCAAAGGAACTTTTGCACCTGTAGACGGTCACCCGTTAGAGAAGTTACCAACCAACCTAGTATTCTTTATATCAGCTGTAATAGGTTTAGGTTTAGCAGGAAAGAGTGTGCACGGTAAACATACTCGTGTATTAAAGTCAGGTAGGACTTCCAATCTTGTTGGAGCTCTTCCAGCAAATCCTGCTCCTGCTTTAGCAGCATTAGATGAATCAGCATTAGAGAGCAGGTTTCCTGGTTTTACTAGAATATTTACAGAAGCGGTAACAGGTGTCAATCCTGCAGTAACAACATATCTTATTGCTAATGCGGTTGGTGACGCTGCACTTCTTACACCAGGCGTAACCGGTGAAGGATCCACTAGAGAAATTACTATAGAACCTAGTGATCAAAACTATTTACCTACTTTATTACGAGGCGCAGTTGGTGTAGTTACTTATTTAAATTACTTTGCAGAAGGTGCTCAATCTGTATTTAATATATTATTAAATATTATGAGCTACACTCAGTATGCTCAAGCTTATACATCACATGGATACTTTCATTATTCATCTAAAGGTAATGTAGATATTGCTACCAACTCCCGAAGATTTATAAAGGATGCTGGATATATAGATAATCAATTACAGAGTATTGGAGATAAGACAATTAATAATTTGTATAGAGGTAGATTTGTTGCTCTGGATTTAATAGGTAATCTAAATGATCCTAGTGGTACAGATGATAGTTTAAAAATATTAAGTGATCGTGTTACAGCTGCTAATATAACAGATGAAGGTATTAGCAGACCTTTCTATTCCAACTCTTATATGTATTATGGTGCATTAAAGTTAGCTTTTAGAAATCAGTATGGTCAATTAACATCTGTTAAGCAGTTAACAACACGTTGTAGATTTCCATATAAACCTTTACTGAATATAAGTAATATATATACAGTTCCTGTAATTGCTGAAAGTTCACTAGTTTTTGGAGGAGATGTTTATATAGGTAGATATACAGAAAAGAATACATTCTTTTATTTTTACGATTGGTTATCTAATCAACCCGATGGTACCGAGTTTGACTATCGTCTTAGAACAATGGTTTCTAATCCTAGATTCTGGGCAGACTTTACAAAATTTGATATAACTAGTTTTTTAAATACTGCTTTGAATAAAGCAGTTGATGGAAACTTTGGTCAGATGTTAGAAGGTTTACCAACTAACATGTTTAATCTGGATTTGGATGAACAGCTAACAGTAAGTTCTTATATAAATGCATCAAGCGAAGAAGATCCTGGTATTTTTTCAGGATTGCTAGATTTTATAAATAGTGCTAGTGATGCTATTGACGGAAGTGCTGTTAATAATATGAAAAGTGCAAATAGATTGAGGTTCTTAAAAAAGAATGCCTATTTCTATTTATTCCAGTCAGGTGTTATTGATTTGTTTGTGGAGTCTGAAATCAATATTGATTTAAGAGACTGGGGAGAAGATCCTTCAGAAAGACACTATGATCCATATGCATATACTAATTTAAGAGAGTTATTTGATATCGATCACATTAAATCTGGTAATTATTTTAAGTATGATATATCATTAAGTGTATCTAAGATATTCAATAATTTTATATCGTGGGGAAACATGCAGCCTACATACTATAATCCAAGTGTAGCAGAAACATGTTTTACATATTATCCTAATAGAGTAATCTATTCTTTACCACAGCAAGACGAAGCGGTAAAAGATTATTGGAGAGTTTTCTTACCTAACAACTATAAAGACTTTACATCAAAACCTATAAGTGTAAAACAGATTTCTAAAAATGGAGCTTTGCTTTTGTTTGAAACACAATCTCCAGCACAGTTCTTAGGTGTAGATACTTTACAAACAGATACAGGAACTAAGATTACAATTGGTGATGGTGGATTATTCTCACAACCATTACAGTATCTTACAAATGCTGATGCAGAGTTTCAACATGGATCTTGTCAGAATAGATTGTCTGTGACAAATACACCAGCAGGAGTTTATTATTTAAGTCAGTCTCAAGGAAAAGTATTTGCTGTAACAGGTAATGGTATTGAAGAAATATCAGCTGCAGCAATGCGTTGGTGGTTCAACAAATATTTACCTTATCAGTTGATAAAAGATTTTCCTAATTACTACTTAACAGATAATCCTGTAGTAGGTATTGGTTGTCAATCAGTATTTGATAATACTAATCAGATACTATACTTCTCTAAACGTGATTTTAGGAGACGTAGAGATTTTGCAGGATCGTTTCAATACGCACCTCAATACGGCTATAATAAGTTCTTAATAAATGACTCAATTCAAGTCACATTAGGAGATCCTGATTACTTTGAAGATTGTAGTTGGACAATAAGTTATGATCCTAAAAATAAAATGTGGATCTCTTTCCATGACTGGCATCCAGAACTAACTATATCAAGTAAGAACTATTTTATTACCACCAAGACCTTACAGTCTCAAGCTGGTGGTATATGGAAACATAATGATAATGATTATGAGTTCTGTAGATATTACGGAATAAGTTATCCTTTTGAGATTGAATTTATAGCTGCTACTGGACAAACTGTAAACACTCTTAAATCTTTAGAGTATGACTTAGAATGTTATACTTACGATATTGATGGTATAGATATGTATCATGTGCTTGACTTTAACTTTGATCATGCTATTGTACATAACACCGAACAAGTATCCGGGGTATTAAATCTAAATCTAAATCCTAAAGGTAATCCTATTGCTGCTCTACAATATCCTAAGATTAATCCCACAAGTATTGATATCATCTTTAGTAAAGAAGAACAGAAGTATCGCTTCAATCAGTTCTGGGATATCACTCGTGACCGTGGAGAGTTCACATATCCGAACGTACAACAACCAATTTGGAACACTGAACTAAACGGTTACAAAAGAGACTTAAATATTAATAACTTAGATTATCAAAAGGCATCTTTTGAAAGAAAGAAATTTAGACACTATACTACACATGTCCTTTTATCTAGAAGTGTATCAGGACCTGTTAAAATGTTGTTTAAGATCACCAATGTTAAAAATCAATATTCTCCTAGATAATGAATAAGCGTAAAGTAAAAATTACGAACACGGGTTATTTACCAGATAGTCCTGATAGATTTAATGACATGAACATCATTCCTAGTAACAGGATTACTATGAAGGATGTTAAGTTCCCAATACTTGGTATTGATGATCTTGGTAATCAACAGATGATGATGCCCGGTGGAGAATATGAATTTCCTGGTAAGTATGTTACTGAAGTACCATTAGGTAAATATCAAAAAGGTAGACAAGTGCCACGTGTTATATCAGATCCTAAAGAATTTAAAATAGCTAATCAAGCATATGCTGATAGTTTAAGTTTATATAACGCTTTTAATGAGCCTGGTCTTTTAGAAGATGCTAGAAGAGAAAATTGGAATATTGTATCACATGATTTAGTTGCTCAAAGAGCTAGAGAACTTGGTGAGGAAATAAGAACCCCAAGAAATAAACCTTATTATTTAGATCCTGGTAATTTTTTTGCTAATGGTAATAAACCCACTATGGGTGATATTAATACACTATATCCGCAATATAAAAAACCAACTCGACCTGTTGTATTTGAACCACCTTTAGAAAGAGTAGAACCTAGACCGATTACTAAGTTACCAGTATCAGAAACTAAATTGCAACCAGTTAATTTAAGTATTAGTAAGAATAGAACTCTTGATTCTTATGATCCTAACTATACACAGAAGTCCGGTCAATTAAAGAAAGGAACTTACTATTACGATAAAGATCTTAAAAGATGGCAAAACAAACCAGCAGAACAAGAAGAGATAGATTACGAAAGAGAAAAAGGTACTATTAAAAAACAGCAAGGAGGTGGTATCTATATGGGAGACTACGAATTCAAAGATGGTGGTTTAGTAAAGTATCAGAAGAAAGGACAAGTTAGTTTTGATGAATATATGATGGAAGGTCTGAGACCTCAAACAGCTGTTCAAGATAATACTTATGTAACTAATCCTAGAGTAGAAGAGGCTAAAAGAGATGAAAGGGATGGTATGACTCCCGCAAAGAAAGTTAAAGCTGCAGCTACTAAAAAGAAGATTGCTGAGGAAGAAAAGAAAGAACAAATCAAGCAACAACTATTAGATCAAGGAGAAATAAAACCTGCTACAGATGGTACTGAGAGATTAAAGAATCAGTTTATTTACGCAATGGATCAACCTCTTGATGCAGTAGGATCTTTAATGCAAAGAGGTTATGTACCACAAGGTAACCTAAGTGGTAACTATCCTACATCATCTCCTATGAGTGATGTAATAGGAGCGTTCAATCCAGCATCTGTATTAATGGATGTAGGAAGAGTTGGTAGAGATTTAGGTGAAAAAGAAACATATACTACTTGGGGTGGTGCTGGAGAACTAGGATTAAACACTGCAGGATTTTTACCATTTGGATCGTTTGCAAAAAAAGTTTCAAAAAGCATACCTCCTAAAACATATGACAATTATACTATAGATGAATTCTTTAAAGAAAATAATATTGGTAGAAGTGTAGATGACATAGAGTTAGAAGGTCTACAGGATTTAGAACGTAAAAGAGTAAGTATAGATAGAGTACCTGAATCGGGTTATTCAGAAAACTTTACAAGAGTTGACCAACAAAAAGCTTTTGATGATGCTACTGAATTTCAAAAAAAATGGACATATAATCAAGCTGGATTAGATGATTACAACACTAGGGTAAAACCACAACTTGATGAAATTTCAAAAGCAAGATCAAAAGCTGACTCAGAGTTTTCTGCGAATATTGATAATATAGATAACCAATTAGAGAGTATAAGTGAGCAATTAAAAGATCCTAATAACTTTGAAAGATTTGAAAGTTTATCCGATGAGTTTTTTAAACTACAGGATGATCGTAGAAAACTTGAAAGTGACTGGGTTACTTCTCATGATGTAGATCTAAATAAAGTAAATGAATTAAAAAATAGCACTTCTATTTATGATCCTGAGTTTGAAAGAAAAGTATTAGATTTAAAAAGAGCAAATGCTGATAGAGATGTTGATAAATTAGAAACTGTTCTGCCAAATGATAAAAAAAATAAACTAGTATACTTTGATGAGAATGATCCTAGTTTTCAAAACTTACCAGAATATGACAAGCTATTTTTAAAAGGAAATATTGATAATATAGGTGGTGTAAGAACTCAGCATAGTACAATTACACTAGGTACTCAGGGTCGTCCTGTATTAACAACTCACTTAGCAAAAGAGAAGTTACCTCGGAGTTTATCAAATCCTTTTAAAACAAAAACTAAGGATGTATTAGTTGATGTTAATCAAAATCGATTAATTGATCCTAACAAAATAAGACACACAAATGCTCATGAAATAGCACACGATGCTCAAAAGATAGGAAAGTGGGAATCAACTTTAGAAAGTTATGATCCTCAGTATGAGTATTTTACAAGTCATGCAAATAATCCTATTGCTGCAGATTTTAATAGAGCAATGGTTCAACCAAATGCTCCTAAGACGTATCGAACGTGGGCGTCTGCTCCTACTGAATTACACGCTGAGTTATCAGGAGCTAGAGCAAATCTAGCATCAGAGCTCATGAAAAGAGATGGTTTATCTATGCAACAAGCTATTGATGTTATTAAACAAGATAGAGATGATTTTACAGATTACTTAATTGAAACAGGAAATCTTAATAAACACTTTAAACCAGAAACATCTTTAGAAGAAAAGAGAAGACTTATTAAAATGTTACCAGCTGCAGTACCTGCTATAGGTGCAGGATATGTAGGTTCACAATTATATAATAGATCTCAAGAACCGGAAGGAATGAGAGATGGTGGTATCTATCTAGGTAAGTATGAGTTTAGAGATGGAGGTCTTGTGAAAATGGTAGACGGTGGTTCTGAGAAATACGCACAAGCTATTCAAAAAGATAGATTTGAAAAAGCTTTAGGTATACCACAAGAAAGGATCGCTCTACAGAAACCACAAGTAGATTTGAAAAACATGGATGCTTATTTTCAAGATAAGTTTCCAGCATTAAAAACTGCACAAGAAGAAGCGGCAATTCAAAAAGAAATTAAGCAATATGAAACTTCTCCAAAGTTCAGTTCCACAGAACCTCTATATAATAACAAAGAGAATCTAGTAAAGGACTATAAAAAATCTGCAGACTATAAACTAAGATTCATGAATGAGTCTGACTATTCTGAAGATGATATTAAAAGCATACAGAATAATTTTAAAAACGCTGGTGTATTTGAGTCTAAAGAGATTGATCCTAAAAATTATAAATCTAAAGAAGAAGTTATTGAGCTTCAGAAGTTCCTAGCTAGTAACGGACTCATGGATATGTTAGGTAAATACGGTCCTAACAAAGATGGTATTGATGGAATATTTGGTAAAAAAACAAGAGAAGCTGTTGAGAAATACAATGAACATAATAAACCTTATAAAGAAGGTGTTCTAGATGACGTTACCAAAAAAGCTATAAAGGATTTTAAAAATCAAAATGATTCTAAAACCACACTTGGTATACAGACGCCATTAGATCTTAATACATTTATTCAAGAAGATGGTTCTGCTAATATCAGTGCTTCAAACCAAGCTATAAGAGATTTTGAAAAGAGTCTAAATAGTAAAGGTTATTTCAAAGGTACCAAGTTTAACACGGATGATATAACTGAGTTTAATCCTAGAGTTGCGTTTAAGTTTAAATTAAACCCTGATTCTAAGACACCATTTGGAATGTGTGCTCAGTATGTTAATGGAACTATTTGTGACGAAGATGCTGCTGGATTTGAAGCGCGTGAGAATCTAGGTTTAAGTGGTTCTGCATGGCACATATCAGATAACATTCAAAGTAAAGGTGGTAAATTAGTATTTGCAGGTTTACCAGAAAGAGATCAGGTTCCTGATTTAAAAAATAAAGATCAGATTGCATCATTTATAAAATCTAACTTACAGAATCAAGCATCTTATCTAAAAGATATTATAGGTGGAGGTGTTACTTGGGATAGTAAAGTAAAACCAGGTGACGTTGTTAATATATTCTATGAAGGATCTAACTATACAGAAGAAGCTTACAATCAAACTAAGTCATTAAATAATAGATTATTTACAACACACGTTGGTGTAGTAAAAGCAGATGACCAAGGTAAACTATTTGTTGAGCACAACGTACACGGTAAAGTTGAAAAAGATCCTTTAACTAACTTCTTAGAAGGAAAGGTTAAAGGTAATGGAAAGAACAAAGTTTCAATGATATCTGGTATCACTAGACCTAACTATTATGAAGGTGCACTAGCTGATGGATCCGGTATTCCTGAACAAGGTGTTAACTATTATCAAACTGAATATGGTAAGTTTAATCCTAAAGGAGCACTAGCAAGAAATGAATTTGATGGATTAGCTGAAAGTATTTCTGGAAAGACTACTTACAAATTCTTGAAGACAATTGAGAATAACAAAAAAGCTTTGTTAAAAGATATTCCAATATCTGAGAATGAGTTTGATAAATTGATGCGTGTATCAAGAGCAATACCTACACTTGAAACATATGCTGGTAAAAGTTCTGAACAAGTTAATGCATTTGAAAAAACATTACAGGATACATTCCTTTCGGATAGAGAGAAGTCAATGGGTTTAACAAAACTTAAAGATGAAACTAATCTAAATGAAGAGTTAAGGAAAAAACTGATAAAGTCTGATTATGAGTTAGATAAACCTGAGAAGGCAGCTTTACCAACTTTCTATAAAATTGCAAAAGACTATCTATTCTTAAAAGAGATATCTAATAATAAAGGTATCAATCTGACAGCGGATCAATTAGCAAAACTTTCTGGTATTGCATACAATCAGTCTGTAGGAAAGATTGCAAAAGATCTAGTAGATGCTGGTTCCTATGATAACTATATAAACAATAGAAGGAGTCAAGCTAAAGCTGCAGGAAATGATAGATTCAAATATGAAGATCTAGTTACCGTGTATGATAAACAAACAATGAAAAAAGGTGGTGCAGTAGAAGGTATCTATTTGGGTAAGTACGAATTCAAAGACGGGGGTTTAGTAAAGTATCAATCTAAAGGTCAAGTTGATCAAAAAGAATTAGAGAGACGTGCGAAAGCTATGGGATGGAATACCGTTGATGAATATAAAAATGCAAATTGGAAAAGAAATACCAAACCATCAACAGATACGTCTGATGCATTTGATTTAACATTAGATGCGGCATCTTTTGTACCAGGATATATAGGAATGGGAGCATCTGCAATAGGATTAGGTAAAAATTTATATGAAGGAGATTTATCAGGAGCTGCATTAGATGGATTAAATATTGCTACAGCAGGTGCTGCTAAATGGTTACGTGCAGCACAACAAACTGCTAAATTAGCTAATGCTACTAAAGCAGCAAATAAAGTTGCAAAGCAAGCAAAATTGTTAGAGACTGCTTCAAATCCATTAGTTCCTAAAACTATTGGAGCAGTTAGAGATATAGGTAATTATCAATGGGGAGAAAACTTCCAACCATTTGCTGCTAATGCTACAACTGTTCCTAGTACACCTAAACAACTTCGTAAAAAGTATACTCCAACAGAAGAATACATAAAGGCATTAAAAATAGAGGAGAACGGTATTAGAGAAGGATTTAATAAGAATTCTCAAAAGTGGTTACCACATGCTTCAAAAGAAGGTGGTAATAAAACTATTGCTTACGGACATAAGTTGACTGATGAAGAAGTACGAAAGGGAACATACTCTAAAGGTATAACAGAAAAACAAGCTGAAGAATTATTTAATAAAGATCTAGCAAACCATCTAATTACTGCTGAAAGAGTTTACAACAACAGACATGGAAAAAATGCTTTTGATAAAGTACCTGACACGCTAAAAGATCTAATAGTAGATTATACTTACAATGGTGTAATAAAGGACTTTACAAAGTTTACTTCAGCTATAGATGAGTATAGTAATGCAAAAACTCCTAAGGAAAAAGAAGTAGCGCATCAGAAAATGCTAAAGGAATATAAGAGAACCTCTAAAGGTAAGGATATGGTTAGCAGAAACGCATTTACAAAAAAGATACTTGATTCAATACCTGTTAAACAAGAAGGTGGATCTACTAAAGGTAAGGAATATAAAACACCTACTGGACAAAGTATTTATCTAGATCCTAATTTTAAATCTTATGCTAGATATCTAGATTCAAATGGTAATATTATTCCTGTTACTGAATTACAAAAGTTTTCTATGATATATGATCCTCAAGATAATACTTGGGATTCTACTCATAGTGAAAAACCTCTAAAGATTCGCAGTAGACGTATGTCATTTGAAGATAGATTAAATAAATCATTAGGAGATCCTATGGGTAAAGCAGCTCGTGAAGCAGCAGAAGGATTAGAACCTGGAGAAGATCCAGTAGATAATTTTAGACATCCTTTAGCTGGAATGTATACTCAACAAGCTATAGCAAATAAAACAGGTAATATACCAATTGTTTCTCCAGCACTAGGTTGGTTAGGTGCAAACATCATGGGAGTAGGACATGAACTAGGTACAATATTTAATGATGATAGACCATTAAAATATAAAGGAAGAGAAGCATTAGAAGACATACTTAATAATGCTACTGGTACAACAATTGGGTTATTACCTATACCTAATAAAGTTAAAAAAGAAATTCTATATAAAGCCTCAGCTAAAAACATGCTACCTGATGGTATATCAAATCCTGATGGTAGAGACTTTTATTTTAAAAACAATGGAGGTTCTGTTAGAAAAGTAAAGATCAAGAGTCTTCCTAGGAATACTCAGTAAATTTTAGTATCTTGTATATAATCACTATATTAGCCAGATGAAAAGACGAAACTCTCGTAATAATAAAAAAAACAATCCTCTTGCAATAGAATTAAGAGATTTCCTTATGTATAGTAACCCATCACGTTTTGCACCACGGATTAGAAAAACCGGTGGTGAAGCATTTCCACAAGCACCTACTATGAACCAGTTCTTTAACTATGGTGCACCTACTCCTAAAACACCTTTTGTTTTTCAGGATGGTGGAGCAATGAATGATATTCAGAAGATGAATATGCAGTACATGCAGCATTATGGAAAGATGCAGGATGGTGGATCTTCCATGGACATGGGTTCTCAAAAGTCAACAAGAGTAGCTGATTTCTTGAGAAAGGTCAAAGAAAAAGCTATGTCTACTATGGAAGAAGAGTTAATGAACGAAGCTTCTGAGTACGAGAATGAATTGACTAATATGTTCCAATACGGTGGATTTGCTGGTCCTCAACCTGATTTCACAAAAGCAAATGCTTGGATGGATGCATATAGTAATAATGCTAATATAGGAAAACTTCAAGATAATTTCTTAACACTTGCTGAAGAATGGGCGGGTACACCTGATGATGTGTACGTTAAAAAGATAAAGACTAAACAGATGCCTATTGCACAGATGGGTCGTAATTTTAGAGATCAAGCAACACTACCGTTTGATCATATGAATCCTCCTATATTACGTTCTGGTATCTCACTACTTCCTGAAGGAGAAGAAGAATATTTACCTATTCCTATAGATCCTAATGCTGCACAAGGAGTTAATCCTAATATAGTTAACTATGTTCCAAGTATTCCATCATTAGGTCTTACTACTCAGAATCCATCATATAATCAAAACATTCTTTCAGAAAATGTACCTGGAGCAGGAACACCTATTGAAGTACGTTCACAATATGAAATAAATAGAAATTCTTTATCACCATATCCGGATAACGAATACATTCCAGAAAATCCTACTGATATTCAATCTCAATTAGATTTTCGAAATAAAATGCGTAATATCTCACTAATTCCTGAAGGAGAAGAAGAAGAATATCTACCTGTTCCCATAGATCCTAATGCTGCACCTCAAGAAATTGATGCTAGTATAATTGATCCTATTTTTACGGATTCCCCTGTTAAATTGCAATCAAAAGGTCCTACTACTTTAAAAACAGAAGATGATTCTAAAAAAGAATCTATTGTAGAAAAAACTATAGATGATATTGCTAAGAAGAAAGAAGAGGAAGCAGCAGCAAGAAAAGAAGGAACTAAAGAAGGAACTTCTACAAATGCAGGAGCACCCGCAGCAGGAAGTGAACAAGAAAAGAAAGAAGCTGCTGCAGCAGGAATGACACCAGCTGAATACAGAACTTTCTTATCTCGTATGAGTATCAATAAGAGACGTGCTCTATTACCTGGTAACAGAGCTAAGTCTATAGACTTTTATTTTGATACATATGGTCCTTCAGGAAATGCATTAGGTAATACCGCAGGATCTCAATCTGCAGAATCTGCAGAATCTACTGGTGAAAGAGGTTCTATCTTTAATAGAGCTGCACGAAATAATCGTGATATTAATTATACAGAGAGAGGAAATCCTATGTCTGTCGGAGAAATGAAATCTCAGAAAGAACAGATTCCTATGAAATCTGTGTATGATCCAAGAGGTTATAACAATGCATATTCTGAACTGCGTAATCAATCTTTCCAGAATAGAAGACGTAATTTAGGTTCTAGAATAGATGAGTTGTATCAACGTGAAGGTAATTTAGGAGAGCAATACGGACAAGGTTTAACTAGACGAGAATCCAATAAACTAGACAGATTAGAGAATCGCTATAATAGAATAGGTAATTGGCGACCTGCACCTGGAATGATGGGACCATCTGAAGCAGAAACTTTCTCTCAATATATGAGACCTGAATACATAAAAGAATATGGTGGTCTCATTCAGTATCAAATGGGTTCTGAATATGAAGAAGAAGAAGAAGATCCATTTGGAACAGCTGGTTATAGTATGGATGGATACGATACTACAGAACGTGAAGATTACGCAGGTAATACTATTTACGAAGAAGCGCCTGAAGGAGCAAATGAAGATCTTGAACTAAAGAGTCGTACAAGAGTAAGACAAAAATTGGGAAGTTATAATCCATACGAAGCACCAACAATGTTGGCAGGTTTAAATCTTATAGAAGGTTTTACTCAGAATATGGGTAATGAAAAGAAGAAAAAGGAAGTGTATAATAAAATGTCTGCCGATCAGGTATATACAAAAAATACAAAAAAGGACAGAGGTGATTATAATGATCAAGGATACTTTAGACTTGATCAACAAGTACCTGTACAATTTCCCGGATATAACTTTACATCACCATATGCTAGATATGGAGGATCCTATAAGAAAGGTGGAGAATATTATTTGAGTGACGAAGAGATTCAGGAGATCATTAACATGGGTGGACAAGTTGAATACTTAGACTAATTAATTATGGTTAGAAGAGTAAAAATAAAAAGCATACCTCAGAAAAAAGACGGAGGAGTTAGTTACAATCAACTAGCTCCAATGTACATACCTAATGGTATGAGTCAAGAACCTATGAAGGTTAGAAAAAACTTGACAGCTGCACCTAGAAAGCAAGCTACTATAGAAGCTGAAGGTGGTGAAACAGTACTAACTAAAGTTGGTGGTCTACCTGCACATTTTAATATATCAGGTAAAAGACATGCTCAAGGAGGTGTACCCTTAAATGTACCAGATGAGAGTTTTATTTTTAGTGACACTCGTGCAATGATTATAAAGGATCCTGAGATTCTTGCAGAGTTTGGAGAAACTAAATCTAAAACTCCTGCAGCTATTGCTAAGAAATATGATATCAATAAGTATCGTGAGATTCTTGCTGATCCTGATTTAGATAAGCGTAGCAAGGAAACTGCTGAGCAGATGATTTCTAACTACAATATTAAGTTAGCAAAGCTTGCTGCATATCAAGAATCTATGAAAGGATTCCCAGATGGTATTCCTACTGTAGCACTTCCATATATGATGGTAAATCAGATTGATCCTAAGGATATGCTACCATTAAGAACTGAAGAGACTGGTCAGGAAGAGATGCTGGATGATGACATGTATGAAATGGAGAATCCTTCTGAACAAGAATTTGTAGATGAAGAAACTATGCCGGAAGCACAGTTTGGTATGAATGTAAGAAGACAGAATCGTTTGCAAAGGAGATTAGATAGACTAAGACAACAGCAACAGTTCGATCCTACTAGTGGTATATACTTAAATGTTGATCCACAAGGTAGAGCGTATTATGTAGACGGAAGAGGTGTTGCAATGCCGCAAAGTGTTAGTGTACCAAATGATTTTATTAAGCCTGGTACAGTAATGAACACTACAACAAATAAGACTACTCAGAAAACTGTAAGTCAGAGTAAACCATCTAAAGCAAAAATTGATGAGTCTAAGGTAAAAAAACAAGGTGATCCTAGTTTAAAAGCTGGTGACTACTTTAGAGATGCTAATGGTAAACTTAGACAAGTAACTAAAATAGGCTATAAGAATACTCCTACAAGACAGTCTTTCTCAGGTGCTGAGAATTATAAACCTCAGTACGGATCTATTGAAGAGGATGTAAAAGCAGCAAATGCTCTTTTAGAAGATCTAGATAAAAAAGGATTTGCTAAAAAAACAAATGATGGTTGGATCATCTATGCAGGAGCAAAAGATGCAATGTCTTTAAAAGATAAAGACTTTATTACAAAAGTATCATCTTACAATAAAGGCACAGGATTAAAAGATCTTGGTGCTCCTGGATTTAAAATTGCTTCACAATCTCAATATGAAAATGCAACTGAAGCTAATGTACCAAAAGGAAAAGGAAAGAAAAGAGATGATGGTTTCTATGGATTTGCTGATCCTGATATGTTAGAATTCAGATACTGGCAAGCTACTAATCCTAATGGTACTTTTGATGATTATGAAAATTTAGATGATTCGTCTAAGATTCAAAATCGTAAAGGTATGCTTAGTTTGTATGGTTATGATGTAAAGAAACTAGGAGATAAAGTAAACGATCCATCTAAACTATATACTAAAGAGTTTGTAACAGATCCTAAAGATGGATTGACGGCAAGAAATGAAAGAACATTTAAAGGTGCAGAAGGTAAAATTTATAGAAGTGCTGATGATGCAAAAATTGGTCTAGATCATTTAGATGCATACACTATTGATCCTGAGATGCAAGATGTTGAAGTTGATGAAACAGAAGGACCAGGAGAAATACCAACAAATGAACTTGATGTAACTCAAAGACGTGAAAGACCTGGTGCTGAATGGTGGTTACAAGATGCTATTGCTACAGCAGGTGCTTTTGGTGATTTAATGCGTGTAAAGAAATACATGCCGTGGACACCTAAGTTAGCACCGTATATACCAGAACCAACTTTTTACGATCCCACTAGAGAACTTGCTGCAATATCTGAGCAAGCAAATATTGCTACTCAAGGTGCTGGAGCATATGCACCTGCACAAGCATACAACGCACGCGCTTCTCAGATTCAAGGTAATGCTGCTAAAGCTACTGCTGATACACTAGGTAGATACAACAATATAAATGTAGGTGCGGCAAATCAGTTTGAGTTGACAAAAGCAAATATATTCAATCAAACTGGAATGGCAAACGCAGCATCTGCGCAAGATTACTATGATAAAACTATTATTGCTAATCAACAGTTTGATAATGCTAATGCTCAAGCAAGACAAGGAATTAGAGAATCTCTAATTAATGCCATTACTAATAGAGCACAAGGACAAGCACTAAACGAAGTGTATGGTAATCACTATATGACAGATCCTTCTTCTGGTGGTTTTGTAGAATTTACAGGAGGTGATGAACTAAATCCAAGTAATCCTTATAGTCAACAGAAAGCGGATGCTTTTGCATTATTGAGAAATCGTTTTCCAGAAGAAGATGATGAAACACTCTTGAAATTAATGTCAGATAATACTCAATCCAATTACGCAGATGACTATATGAAATCATTAGCATCAATGTATCCTGTGCAAACAGGAGCTGGATATGGTGGTTATTATGATCAAGGTTAAACTATTTAGTATATTTACAAAGAATTATGGCTACCTATATACAAGGAATAACAGATTATATACCTAGGTTACAACCTTTTAAACCCGACTTTAATTTTTATACTAATGCTCTTCAAACAAAAGAAGCTCAGTATAAAGCAGGTTATGAAAAATTAAGTAACATCTATGGGACATTACTAAACTCAGAAATGCTTCGTTCTGATAATATAGAACGAAGAGATCAGTTCTTTACACAAATTGATAATGAAATAAAAAAGGTAGCGGGGTTAGATCTATCTAAAGAACAAAATGTATCTGCTGCTCAAAAAGTATTTCAACCTATCATAGATGATAAGTATATTCAAAAAGATATTTCTTATACTAAGAATTGGAGAAATCAACAATCTCGTGCTGAAGCACTTAAAAATTGTACAGATCCTAAAAAGTGTGGAGGAAAATGGTGGGATGGTGGTGTTCGCGCATTAAATTATCAAGCTGAAGATTTTGTAAAAGCTACAGCTGATCAATCTCTATCATTTCAGAATCCTACATATACACCTTATGTAAATGTTTACGAAGACGTAATGGCGTTTGCAAAAGAAATGGGTTTTGAAAGAACTGAGGTAACTCTAACTCCTGATGGTAAATATAGAGTAACTGTTAAGAATGGTCCTGGTATTGTTGAAGACTTGACTCAGACATTCATGAATAGAACTCTGAATAATCCACAGGCTATAGAGATGTATAAAACACAAGCTTACTTAGATAGAAAAGATTTTATTACAGGTAACGCTAGTGTTTATGGTTCTGATGAAGAAGCTGAGAGAATATATCTAAATGATGCACTCGCTAAGATTAATGAACAACAGAAGAAGTTATTAAAAGACGCTGAGTCTGTTAAAACTTCTATTAGCGATTCTAATAAAGTTGCAGAGAAAAGTATAAACGACGTTCCCGTTAATGATGTAGCAGATCAAAACTTCTTAGATTATTTAAACAATCTAAATAGTCAAGAAGAATCTGCTAATAGTGTAGCAAATGCTTCTACACAAGCACTCAATGAAACTGAGAATGCTCAGAATTTAGATATTGAGTCAATGCGTTATAGAGTTGACTCTGCAAAAGCACAGAGTTTATTGACATCTGAAATGTTTGATTATGCATCACAGTATGCTAATCTTACAATGGAAGAAGAGATAACCGAAGATAAATATGCTCTAGCATCATTTGATCATGGTTTAAAAATGGAAGAGATCGAATACAAAGCAGCTATCGATTATGAGATGGAGATGCTTAAATTCGATAAACAAAAAGAATTAAAATTATTTGAATATACATTAGAGAATGGTGGACTACCTGGTAGTGAATCAACACTTGACTTTAATGAACAAGGTATTCCTGTTGAACCTGGACCAGGTGGAACAGGTATTCCTGAAGGTGGTGCTGCTGCAATAGCACAACAACAAGTGAAAGCGAAGATGGGTGATTATGATATGGCTGTTCAAGAGAAGATGACATTTGTACTTTCTGAACTTGATAGCATTATTAATAACCCAGGTGCATATTCTAAAGAACAAGTTGCAAGTGCTAAGAGACAGAAAGAAGAAATATTTGGTAAAGCACAAGTTGTATCAACACCTACAACACAAGCTCAAAGAGGTACTGATGCTCTTACACCAGGAGTAGCTGCAGGAGGTATCGCAGTAGCAGCAGGTACCGCTGGTGTAGCTGCCGCAAGTGCAGCTGTACCATTAGCAGCAGCAGGTACAGTAAATGCATGGAACCCAGTAGGTTGGGGATTGTTAGTAGCAGCAGGAGTAACTGCTGTTGGAGCAGGTTTATATAACTATCTATCAGATGATGAAGAAACAGTACCTCCTACAGTAACACAAGGTGGTTATGTTGATGATTCTGGTAGAATAGTAAATGTTAAAGGTCACGTAGATGCTAGTAATCCTAATAGTCCTTATAACATTCAGAATATTAATAAGCGACTAGATAGTTTTATTGCAACTGAAGGTAATGGTCTTTTCAGAGGAAAGCAAACATTTAAGTCAAGATCTACTGAAATTAATCAAAGAATTCAGACAGCTGATCAGATGCGTCAATCTGCATTTAAGAAAGCACGTAAAGATGATTTAGCAATTCGTCAAAGACTTGTTGGATTATATGGTAATGATGGTACTGAATTATTAATTGATGAGACTGGTCATAGAAGAAGTGAGCGGGAATTTATCAATGAATATTCTAGAAAATATAGAAACACAATTGATAATCCTATGATGAATCCTGCAGCAACATTTGTTATGGATATTGTTATGGATGACGCTGCCGATGTATATGAGACAGCAATGGAAAGATACAATCGTGTTTATGATAGAGGTGAAGTTCCCGGATTAGGTATTGGTGTAAATACTGTTGGTGAAGGTGGTGGTCTTGTTGGAAGAAACAATCGCAGATTCTCTTTTGATCCTGCTCAACCTGGACCACTTAGAGCTGTTGTAAAAGATCTATACTTGAAAGATATTGCTCCTGCATTAAGTAATCCTACTATGAAAGGTGCTTTGTTTACATTAGGAGATGCTACAAACATAACCGGAGAAGATGAGGTTAACAACTCTACACAAGCACAATCTATTATTTCAAATCTTTTAAAAGAATCTTTGTCAACAAAATGGAAAACTAAAGATAGTAAACGTCCATTGTTTGATATTACAAGAGTTGGTATTACACAAAATAATCCTAACAAAGTAGCTGTAACATTTGAGATTGATCAAGACTTCATAAACAAATATGATGGTAGTGAGAACAATCCCGGTATTACAGCAGGTCTTGCAGAATCAGGAGATAATAAAGTCTCTCTATTACTTGATAGAGATAAAGTAAGTTCAACTTTCTTTACATCGACAGAACCAACACCTCAAGAGTTCTTACTACATAATAATGGAAGAGTTGACGTAAATGCTTACAATGAATTTGGTGGAACCGGTTCTATTGTAAAAGATCCAGTTAGCGGTACTAAATCCTTTACATTAACACGTAAGTATATGAATCCTGAAACTGGTCAATTAGAAGAATTAGTAATGGGTGACTACGGTGACTTTGATGTAAATGATATGTATGAAAAGATTAATCTTGAGCTTGCATCTAGATACAAGCAAAACTTTGATTTATTGAGAACACCATCACAGGAACAAACAAATGAGTAGAATATATAATTTACCAAGTGGTAAGCCTTTTAATGTTGATATTAGAAAAAATGTAGGTAACGCATTAACAGGACCAAATCCACAACCTGCACCAAAAACTGCAGCAGAAGCTCGCGAGCGAGCGATGGCTGACATGAATAAGTTTCTTACTGAAGCTCCTAAAGCAGATGTTTTAAAATATGATAAACCGTATACTTTTAACTCAGATGTAAACGGACAAAACTTTGATAGATATTATGCGCATCCTAAGTTTAAACAATTAGGATTTTCTCCATTCAGAGATAACGAAACTATATATAATGAAAAGTCTAGTCTATGGGATGATACTCTAAGAGCTTCTAAACAGTTCCCACGTCTTGTAGGATTAGCAGCTAGTGGAACATTTGGTAACTGGGATGATCTTCTTTCAGGAAGACCTGATGTAGATAATGCAATTGAGATGGAAAGATATATGAATATCGGTTCATCTTCAAGAGAAGGTTTCGGTGCTAAAGCAGTAAACTTTGGTGTAAACTCAGCATATACTGCAGGTGTTATAGGATCTATTATTGCAGAAGAAGCAGTCTTTGCTGGTTTAGCAGCGACTGGTGTAGGAGCAGGTGTTGCTGCAGCAGGTACTACAAAAAATATATTAAGACTTGGTAAAGCATTTGATAGATTATCAGATGTATTTAGAACAGGTTCTAATATAAACGAAGCAAGAAAAACATGGGATGCTGTAGGTAAAGTATCACGTGTTATATTACCATTTCAAAATACAGCAGATCTTTTCAGAAAAAGTGAGAGAGCTGCAATGGGTTGGGATAAAATGGATGATTTTGCAAAAGCGTATAAATCTTTTGGATCATTCTATAGAGACTTACGTGAGATTAACTTAGTATCATCTGAAGCAAAACTCGAAGGAGGATTTGTACAGAATGAAGTTGCTAATGATCTAATAAAAGAATTTAGAGCAAAAGAAGGTAGAGATCCTAATGATCAAGAATCTAAGAAGATATATGATCAAGCATTAAAAGCAGGATACTCTACAAGTTACGCTAACATGGCAGGTATCTATGCAAGTAATAAAGTTGTACTCAACAGATTACTTAAAGGTATTCCCGGTATGGCGCAAGTAGAACATGCTGCTTCTAAGTCTGTTCGTGGTAGTATAATTAAAAATGCTGATTGGTTAAAGAGTGGAAAGAATCCATATGAAGTATTGTATGGTATAGGAAGACTTGCAAACAAAGAGTTTTTAAAACAATCTGTAAAGAATCTTCCTAAGAATGGTATAAGATATATGTCAGCTAACGTCATGGAAGGTACACAAGAAGTGTATCAAGAAGGTGTAGCTGAAGCAATGAAGAAGTATTACATAGGTACTTATAATGATCCTTCTCGTGCGCATCAAGGTTTTATGAAAGAATCTTTGGAACACGGACTTAAATCACAAATGAGTGGTCAAGGTTTAGAAGTATTCTTATCAGGTTTCTTGATGGCGGGTCCGATACAAGCTGTAAATTTAGCAGTAACAAAAACCGGACAGTATACACAAATGCTTAATCTTAAACGTCAAGAGAAAGCATTTACAGCAGATCCTAAAAATGCAGGTAAAGAGAATCCATATACTAAAAAACTAAATGAGTTTAAAGATTGGGATAGTAAAGTAGTTACAGCACTTAATGATCTAACTAAGAATAAAAAAGAATACTTCTCTAAACTTTACAGAAACGTAAAGGAACAAAAAGATCTAGCGGATGTATTTGAAGATGCAGCGTTAAACAATGATACTAAAACTGCTATTGATACAAATGATGATTCTCTTTTCACTCATATTAAAACTTTAAGAAAGAGCGGAACACTAGACTTATTCAAAGAGCAATTACAAGGTTTATCAGAATTATCTAATGATGAGTTAGCTGAAGCATTCAATGAAAAACCCGGTGCTAATCCTGTTGATAAGAAAACAGTAGGAGAAAGAATTCAATCTGTACTTAATAGAATAGATGATGTAGATAAACATCTTACTGAAGTAGAGAAGATTGCAAATCCTTATGATGCAAAAGCAGACTTCTTTAACTGGTTAGGTTTTGAAGAAGCTAGAGATCTAGTTGCGTATAATGATTTTAGTTACAATCGTGTAGGTAACAGAATGGTATCTATACAGGATGATATCAAAACTATGATGGGTTCTGTTGGTTTAGATCCGCTATATGGAGATATTGCAAACTTATTCAGTGTCGGTCGAGGTGGTAACATTCTAATGGGTGCTACTGATAACCTAGGAATGGAATCAGAATTAGAATTATTAAAACAAGAAATTGATAATCTAAAAGGAGCTACCGAACCAGAACTTGTAAGAAGAAGAAATCAGTTAACTGCAAAAAGAAATACATTACAGACACTATCTGTATCTGTACAGAATGCTGTTACTGCATATAAATTATTAAATGGTCAGAACTTAACAGACCAAGAGAAGCAAGACAATATAGAACGTGCTGATGAAGCTGAAAAGTTACTATATGATGCATTCAAAAAGCATCTTACTACTATTGGTACTAGCGGTGCTACAGGTGCAGCAACTGGTATTTTTGATAAAACAATAGACGAGTTATTTCAGAAGTATAAAGATTACTGGAGATTAGATGCTGACAAAGCAAACATTGCTAACGCAATAAACATACTTTATAATCCAGAGTTATTCGCACAGTCTGTCGAAAGATTAGCTACAGCAGCATCAGAAGCAGATCGTGTTAAAGCTGAAGAAGCAAAGAAGATGGCTGTAGAATATCAGAAGAGATATGCTACAAATGATTTCTTAAATGACTTACTGAGTAAGTATAATGTTTTTGTTAGTGAAGAAGAAGCTGAAGCATATCTTAATAATGATATAGTTCCTACTAAGTTTATCAATGCAGATACCGGGTATGAGATTGATCCTAGAAAAGAAGCTCAAAAGTATGATGAGATATTAGATCTTATTGATCAATATGATGAGATCTTCTTTGAGCGTACAGGACAAAGATTATTCAAACCTACTAGACAAGATGTTGGAGTAAGACTTGCTGGAACCGTTAAAGGTACAGATAAAGAAATTGGTCAATTGGTTCCTCAATTCGAAGCTGGAGACAAGAGAACACTCTCTGACTTAGCTGCTGAATATGGATTTGATAAAGGAAGAAACGAATCTCAAGTTAAACTTGATACTCTCCTAAACGCAATTATTAATAATAAGTTTGCAACACAAGCTCAGAAAGAATTAGCTAGAAAACTTATCACATTAACTGATAAGACTGAAGTAGTTACTTTCCGATCTAATCACTATATGAACAGCACATATGATACACAGAATGGAATCATAGTAGATGCTCGTTATAGTTCTTCAGATTACGGAGCTAAGGTTTCTGTACCATTAGAATACTCTATTCTAAATGCTATAATGCAGAAAGTTATTACAGATAGTTTATCTGACACCACGTTTGCGACTAAGATATCTGAGTTAAGAACACTTGCAGTTAATGGATCTAACGATACTGAAAAACTATTATTCAAATACGCTTTAGCTAATGATAGAGCTTTCTTAGGTGAGTTGTTGACTAACGGTGATTTCCAAGAGCACTTAGCTGGTATGGAATACACTGGTGAGCAAACAGATCTTACAGCAGAAGCTACTACAATGTGGTCTAAGTTCTTAGATATCTTAAACGATCTTCTAAAGAACATCTTAGGTTTTAATACCTCTCTCTATAGAGAAGCAATGGCTGTGACACTTAATAAGTTATCACAACCTACTACAGGAACAAAACCTGCAGGTACACCACAGACACCATCACCTGGTCCAACACAATCTCCTATTGATGTAGACAAACAAGATGCTGAACTGATGGCAAAACTTCGAGAGAAGTATGATGCTATTATTGCTGGTATGACTCCAGAGGATGCGTCTAGAATGAACTTCGATAGCTGGATGATTTCTGATTCCAGAGCACTAGAGATAACTAGAAAACATAAAGCGGATAAAATTAGACAACAAGCTGCTGGTACTCAAGGTGGCGGATCACCTATGGTCACAGCTGCTATTAAAAGAAACACTCTAACATCTATAGGATATACTATAGAAGAGATAAATGCTTTGTCAGATACTGAGATAGATGATCTTTACAACAGACGTGACGAAATAGCTAAAGGATTTGTACCTAACCTTAATCAACAAGATTGGGGAGATATAGATGTTCAAATGAATACTGCTAAAGAAAAAGCAGCAGTATTAAACTTAGCTCTTACAGAAGATGGTAAACAATATGTGCAGTACGATGAGAATGGTAATCCGATTCCCGCAACAGAAAGAGAACGTGTTAGTACTGTTGTTAAAGAAAATAAGTCTAGCGTAAATAATGTTGCAGCAGCTAGAGGAAATATAATTGATGCTCTCTATAAGAAGTATCTATTAGGAGATATACAATCATTTGAGGAGTTTAAGAAATACTATACAGAAGTACAGAAGAAACCCAGGAATGCTTATGTAAACTTTAACGATGCAATGCTTGAAGATCTTTTTGATATTGTAAGAAATGTTCAAAGAGAACTTAATAAAAAAGGTCTTAAAGTTATTCCGGATTTCCCAATCATTTCGGGAATGCTAGGAAACATACCTACTGCAGGTGAGATGGATATCCTTGCTTACAATAAAGCTGGTAAAGTATTCATTATTGATATGAAGTCTTCCTATACAAATAGAAGACTAGCGTATGATGTATATAATAAGATGTCTAAAGCACTAGGTGCTAACTTTACAGACTTTGCTACAAAGCTTAAAGAAAACGATTATTATATTAAGAGAACTATCGATAGTTATACTGATCCTGCAGAGCGAGCTATGATAGAAGATAAGTTGGATGAGATTCTAAATAACTTCCCAGTTGAGAAAAAATCAATAAGTGAAGGCAATGATGTTAAAGCTCAGATATTCTATGTAATAGATGATAGAGCACAACAGCTTGCTTATAAAGAATTACTTCGTCAGAATACAGGATTAGAAGTAGATAGTATTAATATATTCCCGATTATTACAAGCACTGCTAAGAGTGGTGTTATGTCACAAGCTCAATTAGAAAGAGAGATTCTAAGCATTACAGAAAACGAGCAAGGACAGAATGTAATTAGAGTAGGTGGTTATTCTATTGCTGTAGATAATTCAAAGACTATATATGATCTTAATATTCCTGCTGTAACTCAAACAGTTACTACATATCCAGAGAATCCTATTAAGAAACAAGGTGCGCCTACAGTTACGGATATAATTGCAGATGACATTTATAATAACTTTGTTGATAATAACATTGTTCCTCAAGATATTCTTGATTCTATTGCAGATAAAGTAATGAAACGAGAAACTCTTTCACAAAGAGAGACTGCAATATTTAATGGTAAAACTTCTGAGATTAATGAGATTATTAAAAAGAAAGCAGCACCTGCTGGTACTCAAACTGGTACAGATGCTAAAATATCTCCTTATGGAATGATAGCTGCTGATTATTTGTTTACAGGAGGTCAAGGAGTTATGCTTAGCACTGACTATTTTATTCAAGCTTTAAGTGGAGCATTTTACAAAGCTGGAGTAGCTATTGAGCAAATAAGACAAAAGTATATAAACCAAGGTATTGATTTAGGTAATCTTAAAGATGCTATTGGTACAGAAAATTACACTAAGATAATAGATGAGATCAGAAGTGTCATTGAGTCTACTTATAATAATCAAGAAGTAAATGATATATTTAATGTTGTATTAAATAATGCTACAGGATTTCCATATAGATTGGGTCAGGAAGTTTTATCAAAATTAGAAACATTAAATGAACAATTGACTACTCAGCAACCTACTGTTTCTACAGATGCTAAAGCTGATATAGAAGCTAAGAAAGCTGATATAGAAAAAAGAAGAAGCTCTAGTTTAAGATGGATAACTCAAACAAGTCTTAATTTTGATGCTGGTAGAGGATATGTTAGTACGTATAATGTAGCAGGTAGTGAAATTATAGATAGTAATGGTAAACCTTCTGGAATATATAGAGATACTGAAACTATAAGGGAAGAAACAAAAGAAGAAGTAGAAAAAGAAATTAATGCTAAATATGATGCAGAATATATAGATGCTGTTAAAAAAGGTACAATGACTAGAGAGCAAGCTATGCAAGCTCTTGAAGAAGCTGGTAGAAAAGATAGTAAAGCTTATGCAGAACTAGATGCTTTAGAAGGTGGTAAAGAAGAACCCACTAAAACATACGATAACAAATCTATTGCTAAGTCATTACAAGGAAAAGTAATCTATATTACTCCAGATGCTTATACAGTAGGTAACATGTCTACTCACTCCGAAGATCTTATTCTTGGTTCTGATCTAATACAGGAAGCTATTCTAGAATTAGATATCAATGCTGTTAAAGCGCGCTTAGAAACATTAGCACAAGACAAAGGTAAGATTGGTTCTTCCGCAAAAGCGTTGCTAGATTTTATAAATAAAAACGGAGTTACCCCTGATAACATTACAGGTAAGGGTAACTTCCTATATAAGTTAGCTACACTTGAGAGAGACGGGGATTCTAGTATATCTAGTATGATATATCCAGTAGCATTATCTAAAGCTAACACACTGGTGTCTGGTACAAATAAGACTGTGGTTTTTGATTCACCCTCTATCTTACCATATGGTAGAATAGACTTAGCAATCCTAAATGGTATGTCTTCATTCACAGTTACTGCTCCGGTAACTCCTACTGGAAGAACCGGTATTGCTGATAAAGAAAGACTATTTGTTGGAACTAAGAAACGTGTAATGACAGATTCTTCTGAAAGTATTATTACAGGAGGTCCTAAATCACAGATTCCAAAGAAACTAAAAGACATAAGAGCATTACTAAATGGTGTTAATAATAAAGAAGACTTTAATACTACTATGCTGATGCTCAATACTTTAGAGAGAACTGGTGTACTTGATGAGTTACTAGAAGAACAAAACTTACCACTAGATCAATACATTGCTTTACGAAATCAAAAGAGAGAACAAATTAATAAGCAGCTATCTATTAAAGACTTAGTAAATAAAGGAGAGAATACTCTAATAAGATTCTTGAATAAGAAGAATGAGGAGAGAATAGGTCTGGTTATTGGAGAGACTCAGGATAACAAGCTAGAGATAAAAGACGTCACTGACGAATATAACAAAGGTGCTCAAGGTGGATTGTTTGTAGATGTTGATGATTTGTCTTATGCAGGTTTGGGATCTAAAGCAAAAAGTCTTAAATTAGCAGAGAGAGATGTTAATGAAAAAGTTCTCGGTATGATAGAGGAAACAAAAGTTGATAAGTCAGATACTACTACTAAACAACAGTCTAATTCCGGACAAAATGCTGCAGATCAATCAGTTAACGAGAGAAAGGAAAGCTTAGAAGGATTCGATCCTTTCAATAAGGACGAGCAGAAAACTAATGACGAGGATTTATTCAGTTGTTAAAGGAAAGTAAAAATGAGTATAATTTGTGATCCTTCAGGGGAATGGAGTTTATCTAAAGAAGATATCTCAAAAATTGATAGAAAAGTAGCAGGAATGCTTGCTCAAAAAATTGAGAAGAATTCTGTTGTCGACCTACCAAAGTTTATAAATGGTATCTTTAATGAGGTGCTAGAGAAAACTGGAGACCAACAAAAAGCATTAGCTGTTGCTAGACTTACTCCTAGTTCTATTGAATTAGCTAAGAGTGTTTATGAAAGCATCCGCGTACCCTTAAGAGAGAAGAAGTTACTAGATCCAGGATCACTAGAAGATGTTATTATATCTTTTAATAAGTCCATAGATAATGTAACTAAGTACTTAAACGATTACAGAAGTACTCTAACACCTAAAGTACAAGACACTGTTAAAGAAGTAAATAGTGTTGTTTCTATTCAACCTAGAATAAAAGATACAGTAAATGATATTGCATCTGAAGGAGGATTCGTACAAGTACCCGACAACGTATTAACTACATCAGGGGAAGAAGTAAGAGAAGAGCGTGACCTACGTTGGTATTATAACTTTATAAAGTTACTTAACACACAGATGTTACCCGATGAAGATGGTACTATCTTCTACAGAGGTCAGAAAATTCAAATCATGCTTACTCCGGGATACAGTTTACCACAAGATAAACTATACCCATATGAGAGAGACAAAGAAAATATCAAGCTTAGAATATCTAAGCAAATGTATATTGTATTTACTAATCCTGAAGGAGAGCTTGTATACTTTGATAATGATTATAATCTAACTGATGACACAGGAGATATAATTTATTTTCCTTTAAGAACTATACCAAGTTTTACTGTCGAGAATGGTAAGCGCATATTTGATATAAACGAAAGTATTAAGAATAGTAAGATTCAACCACTAGGTTCTATTATTAAAAGTAAACAAAGACAAGGTATTACTATTACAGAAGAAGCATTACGTGATCAAATAAACAACGAGTACGATACTCTATATACAATGATGGAGTATCTAACTACAAAGGGTAATTTCAAAAAAAGATTGAAATTAAACTTTAACTACGCGACTCATGGGTTCTTGTATAGAGAGTTTAATAATAAAAAACCTCTATCAGAATTAATGGATGCGTCTGCATTCGATCCCATTATTATAACTTCTACTGAAGCAAAAGGTGAGGTAAAGACTGCTTTCATGTATCCAGGTGTATCAGAACCTGTTCCTTTTGTAATGAATGAGCTTCCTACAGATCTTGCTGAAAGAACTGCTGACTTATTACTTAATGATGTATTCTATGAAAATGAATTACTATCTCCTAAGTCAAAAGGTCAGATTATATCTCAGTATATAAAACTAGATATCGGCAAGAACTTTACTTATGATCTTGCTACAAACACTGTACGTATTAATGGAGAGCCAGTAAGTGCGGATAAAGAAGTAGCTAAGAAACAGATTGTAGATTTCTTAACTAGAGAGATTAAAGACACAGTTGGTAATAATGAAACCGTTACCTACAAAAATAAACTTTATTATAGTGCTAAAAACATAGATGGTAATATCTATGATTTTAAGTTAACTCCTACAAAAGAAGGATTAGATATATCTATAGAACAGAGTCCTTATAAAGATTGGGTTTTTAAGAACGCAACGTCTGGCGTTAAAGTGGTCAAAGGAGAGATCAGAGAAGAAAATGCTTACATAGGATTCACTATACCTATCGAGAGTTCAATCATCGCTTCTAAAAAAATGACAGATGCTGAGATAGCTGCATTTAAAAAAGAACAAGAAGAGAAACAAAAAAACAAGACAGTTAAGTTAGAAGGATTAACTGACACAGATATATCAGAATTAAGTAATCTTCTTGAAAGAAGAGACATGACTGGTTTTGATATAGTAGCAACACCTACACAAGTTGCTGAAGCTAAGACTTGGTTTGAAAACACTGAGATTAGTTTTACTGACTCTACAGGTAAAGTGGTTAGAAAGAAACTATCTGAGGTCATACCTTATACTACAATGTTTAACATTGCTAATAGTAATGGTGATGTTAGAGCTACATGGACAAGAGCAGGAATTACTTTGTTCCAAGGATCTGATTACTCAGATCTTTACCATGAAGCATGGCACGGGTTTACACAGTTGTTCTTAACTGGTAAACAGAAATTAGATTTATATAATGACCTCAAGTCTCTTGGTGAAACTATATCGTATTATGACAATGGTTGGAAAACCATGAAGAGTTCTGATTTAGATTTTAATAAACCAGAGCATATATTATACGCAGAAGAACATCTTGCTGAAAAGTTCAGAGAGTTCTCATTAGGTAAGTATACACCGAAGACAGCAAAGCAGAAGTCTATATTTAGAATTATACTAGATGCTATTAAAGCATTATTTGGATTCTCTACACCAGAAGACCAGTTAACACCTGGTATGCGTATTGGAGAAGTATTCCAAAAACTTAGAGCAGGTGACTTAACGAACTATAGTTTCGATCAATCTAACATTCAGTTTAATAGACTTAATAGCGGTATACCAGCATTAGCTGATAGCACTAGTCCCATTAAGACTTTGAATGTAACAGCATCACTAATGGCAGTCGATGGATTGACAGATGCTATATCTAGTACAATTGATGAGTTCAATGCTAAAACAGGAACTAATAAATTTACACTAGGTGTATTCTCTGATGAGAAGATTAAGAATGCTATTCTAACAGAAGCAAAATTAAAATTCATTAATAAAATTACTGAGTTAAAACTAAAGAGTGATAACGCTGTAGGATTTGAGAAAGAAAAACTTGAGAGATCAATACAAACCTTAGAGTGGGTGACTAGTCAATTTGATGTAGATAAACCTAATCAAGGATTCTTAAAGTACTATAATGAAAGAACTGGATTCTTTGATATCAAACTAGATGCTAAAATCATGGATGAAGATATGACTGTAGCTGGTCAATCTGATATAGATCCTGATTTGATGGCGGATAGAGAAGGTATGTTTGCTGGAAGTGGTACTGAGTTTTCTGCAAAAGATAGAATGGGTGATAGTATGGTATTTATACTAAACTCATTATTTGAAAAGACAGCTGATGGATTTGTATATAATGATTTAGGATTTAGGCAAACTGTACCTTTTGATACAGCATTTGCAGTAATCATATCTAGTACTAACAATACTCTTACACCTGAAGAGATGTATGACAATCTTATACTATCTTCAAATACTAAAACTAAGAATGGTAAAACAAACTATAAGTTTGAATTCTTAAAGCAATTAGTATCTAAACTAGGTAATCCTGATTCAGCAAATAACTTTATTACTCAAAGACTTTGGGGTGAATTCTTCTTTGCTGCTAGATTAGATAAACAATCTGGAGTACAAGTAACTGTACAAAAACATTCAGCGATTACTGAAGAAGATTCATTTGATGGAGTACGAGTTGTTGTAGGAGAATCAGACTCTGCAGATAAAGCATTCGGAAGAATGTTGAACCAACGTTTCCAAACAGGACGTGTTCAATCAGACTACATCACTAAAGATAGAAAGACTAATGAATATGTTCTAGATCTTGCTAAGCTGTACGAAGACTTTCCTGATATTCAGACAGTTCGCGCACAACCTCTGAAGTTCTTACAGTCATTGGGTATTGATATTACAGATAACCTTCGTATTGTTAACGAGCTTAACAAAGGTTTGTTACGTGATATGTTTGATGCTTTAGTTGTTAGCAAAGTTGCAACTAAGAAACAAGTTGTAGGTTTATCTCCAGAAAATCCCAATCATCTATTCTATGATCAAAATAAACTATGGAGTAGATTATTAGAACTAGAAAGTAAGTTCTCAGGATTCAATGCTGGTTACATGTTTACTAACGTAAATGGTGATCCTCAGTCTGAGATGAACAATCCTAGTACTGCAGGTAATCAGATACACTATATTAATAACGCAAACACTTTTGCAGAGTTAATAAATAATCCCGAGACAGAGCACTACAGCACTGATAGAAATCCATTTGTAAAGACATCTAGATTATTTAAGTTATTATTTGGTAATAACTTAGGATATAAAAATACAGCAGATGGTCAGAAAATAGAATTGTCAGTAGAGTCTCTATTAGGAACACAAGCTGTTGATGTTATCGATAACGAAATAGTTGGTATCATAAAAGGTATGAAGTCATCTGCATCCGATGAGCAGACTGCATATCTTAGAGATTACATGTTAAATATATTACACGGTGCATCAGAAGCATTTAGACATGCTGATAAAACATCTGCGTATATTGTTAGAGCTGTTGCAGGTAAGACTCTTTACTATGTTAATCCTAAAAATTTCTCAGGAAACGCAGGAAGAGAACAAGCTAATAAAATCTTACTTGGATACGTAGCATCAGAACTTGAGAGAATCAAGAAAGTAAATACAAAGAATGCTGTTGGAGAAAATGCTAGTGACATTATTCTTACCGGGGGTTCTCCTGGTAAGCAGATAACATATCAAAGCGCGGGTTCTGAGTTTGTAATATTTGATGACATCCTTAAAAATGATCTAAAAGAAACCTTAAAAGGACTTGACGTAAATACTGTAGAAGAGTTTCAAGCTTTATTAGTTGAGAGACCTGAACTACAAGAAAGAATTATTAAAGATCTGAATGACTACTTTGATAAGTTAGCTTTAGAAGATTATACTCAGTTAAAAAACTATGGTGTTACTAAAGCTACTGGTTTCTTTGATGTTGTAAAGAGTAGACTTGGTATGACAAACTCAAATAATGATACATTATTGAAAGTAACATCCGAAGCATTTACATACAACAGTTTTATACACAGGATTGAGTTAGGTACTTTAACTTACGGAGATCCTGCTTTGTTCTTCCACGACAAAGAAGAACACATGAAGCGTATTCCCGGTTTCTTTGCTACTGGTAGAATTGGTAGAACAGATAGATCAATGAATACTTTCATTGAAAAAAACAAAGGTAGATATCACGAGTCACCATGGTTTAAGAATTCAGGATATCCTGAGCCAACAAATACAATGGCAAGTCAATCTACTATTATACCAGTTGCTGTAGTAGAAGATCCTAGAGTAACATCTGTATACTTAAATGAGATGATTGCAGCTGCTAAGAAAGCAGGTTTAGCTGAGAGTGATTTCAATGAGTATAAGAACATGAAAGTTGCAGATGCACAATCATGGATTACATTCGATGCGTATAGAGCACTTGAGTTACGTTTTAATAACTGGTCACCATATAAAGAAGAACTATACAATAAGATTCTTAATGGAGAACAAGTGGATGATGCTGTAGCACTAAAAGCATTTATGCCTGTAAAGAAACTACAGTACTCTGGACCAATTAGATTACAGAACTTTGCAGCTAATGCGTTTCATAAATACTCTTTGATTCCACTTATTCCTAGTGTGATTAAACAAACACGTTTAGAGTCATTACATAATAAACTTATATCTCAAGGATTAGCATATGCGGTAACTCACTCTGGTTCTAAAGTAGCATCTCTAGGTTCTGAGAAAGAACTTGACGGATTCTATACAGATGATCTTTCTCCTAAATGGGAAAGTGATGAGTTTAACTTTACAAAGAATTTTATTTTCGTAAACTATCTTAAAGAACAGTTGGTTACAAAGGATAAGTTTAAGGAGAAAATCAAATTCCCAACACAGATTCGTAAACTGATTACTATTGGTTTGACTGAAGACAGTCCGTTGGTAAAATCTTATTTATCTAATATAGATAAGATGCAGAAAGTTGCCGAGAACGAATTGAAAATGGAACTTGGTTACAACGATCCTAAATCAAGACGTAAAGGAGAACCTTCTATTAATCTACAGAAGTTTGTTGAGTATATTCAAAATAGTTTAACAGCACAAGATCTAGCAGAACAAGATATAGATTTCATTACTATAGGTGATGATGGTAAATTTGTATATCCATTGGATCTGTCATCTGATCCCGGTAAGATTGAAAAGATTATTAGTTCTATTGTAAACAAAAGAATTAATGAACAACCTGTATACGGAGAGCAATATATTCAAGGTTCAGGTGTAGGATTTGAGAAGTTCTCTAAACCTACTGTAGATGATTTGATCAAATACGGTTCTGATGGATTACCATTCTATAAATTTAATGGTGATAAAAAGAGCGCTTCTGCAATGAAGATTAAGATAAGCTTGCACGGTAAGTTTAAGAATCTTTTGAAACTAGAACACTTAGACGGAAAAGCTATCGGAACACTTGATCGCTTGAACGCAATGCTTAAAGAAGATACGTGGTTAGATAAAGGAGATCATCGTAAGATGGTTACTCTTATAGGAGCACGTATCCCAACTCAAGGTCCTAACTCTATGGAGTTCATGGAAGTGTTTGAGTTCTTACCAGAGATAGCAGGTAATATTATGATCCTACCTTTAGAGATTGTAGCTAAATCAGGTGGTGACTTTGATATCGATAAGTTAATTACAATGGTTCCCGGTATCGTAGATAACGAAGGTGTTATTGAGATTGAGAAACCAAAAGCAACTAAAAAACTTCTTAACACAATTCTTGAGCAGAAAGCAGAGACCTTAAAAGAGATTAAGGAATTACGTAAGAAGTATATCAAACAGTATCTGAAGCCCGAGTTTCAAGAAGAGATTACAAAACTTGAACAAGAACAGGTAGATGCTTATAAAGATTTCTTGTCTCAATGGACTAACAACTATTATGTAGGTGGAGCTAGTGAGAAGTATTATAGTCGTATTAATAGTGCTAAAGAACAAATTGATGAAATATATGATCAACTAGAGAAAGACATACTCGAGACTAGAAAAGGTGAGTTTGATCAGTATATAAACGAGATAGCACCGCTCAAACAAAAACTTAGAGAGTTAAACAGAGAGCAAAACTCATACAATCCTAAAGCATTCCAACAGGATGTAATGGATTCTATGAAAAACATTCTCAGCAGACCTGATAACTATATCAACCTTGTTAGACCTAATGGTACTAATATCTATACAGAAGATCCAGTAATTGATGATAAGAGTATTGTTGATGCTTTAGATCCATATAACAGAGAATACAATAGTAAGTCTACTAAGACTAATCCGTTAAATGGTAAGAAGATGTCTCCAACTAAGATCTTCGAAAACCGTTATAACATTGTCAAAGCTTCTGCACTTAATAATGGTAAGCAAGGTGTTGGTATGTTAGCAACTGGTAATACTTTCCATGCTTTAGCTACACTTTCAGGAACCACAATGAGTCCTGTAAGAGAAGAGACTAAACTTGTAAAGAGAAAACCAGTTACGTATACTCTAACTCAAGAACTATTAGTACCACATAACTCTAAAATAATTAATGGTCAAAAAGAAATAGATTTCTCTAGCTTCAAAGATGCGGATCTTGATAAGTACGTAAGAGACGTTGTATCAGAATTGATGAACGGATACTTGGACGTTGCTAAGAAAGACTGGGTGTATTCTATCAATGCTATTAAGCAATTAGAACCAGAGTTTGAATTTATGATGCTCGCAGGTGTTCCTGTAAAAGTAGCAGCATTGATGTTAGCACAACCATACGTAAGAGAGTATTTGAGATACTTCAGAGAATACTCTAGTCCTTATTCTGTATTGAATCCTGAGATAGAATTATCTAATACAAACTTTGCGAAGAGACAAGCTATCATACAAGTTATCTTAGATAAAGAAATGCCCGGTGTGTTTCCTGTAAACAAAGAAGGAGATCCTAATACGTTTATCAATACTCCTCAGATGTTGGTTAATCTAAGAAATAGCTTCTTAGATTTTGAACAAGATGTTGATAGAGAACCAATATTTACATTTGAGAATCTAAAAGAAAATCTAAAGAAATCTAATGCAGCTTTTAACGAACAACAGTTTGCGCACTTTGTAGAGATAATCTATATGGCGAGCAAACTTACTGAGTTGAAGATGGCAATTCGTTTTGATACATTAAAGAACACTAGTTACTTTGATGCACAGAAACAAGAAAGAGGTTTGTATAAAATTTTAGACGGTGCGTTTTCAAAAGATGTTATCGAAAGACTTCTTGATAAAACAGTACTAAAGAGTTTCAGAACTACTGACTTGCTAAGAGCAGCTATTGCAACAGCACTTCCAGTAAGAGCAAACACTCAATTAAATAATACATTAGATGCTGTTATATCAGATCAGTCTTTAGATCCAGAGGAGATAGAAGACTTTGCTAAAGAATTCAATGACGACTTCATATTATACTTGTTCCAAAATAAGTTATATACATTTGATTCTAGCAAAGACACGTATAGATCTATAGAACTTAATGACACAGTACCTATTAAAGAACAAGCTTTCTTAAAGTACGGAGCATTTTTAGATCCAGAAACAGGAGAGTTCTTAGTAGATAAAGCACAGATTATAAAAGACTTTAAGTCACGTGCGTTCTCTAAAGATGGATACGGTGGTCAAGTAAAGCTAGCGAAACTCCCAGAGTCTACATTCTCAAGATTATCTAAAGACAAACAAATACCTATGTATTATAAGTTTGTTCTTGAAAGAGAATACTTACGCGCAGCAATACCTTATGAGACTATAACAAGTAATTTTGAGTTTATTAAGTTCTTGACTCAGAGACAATTAAATACAGATATACCAGCTCGCTATGAAGAGTTTATTAGAAACAAAGCTCTCGAGAATTTGTATATAGACGGAGCTCTATTTGATGCTAGTTATACTGTAGGAAACGGTATTATAAATGCTACTGCTAAGTTTACTGATATTCTAGAGTCACATCCTGATCTTGCAAAATCATATCCGGTTCTTGATATCATTGGTGTAGCATCTAGCGGAACCATGCGCTTCTTTAAACTAAATGATCGTAATTCTGATGGAACTATTCTTACATCGTATAAGAATCAGATGAATGACTTAGCGAATCCTGCTGTTCAAAAAGTAAAGAATGACGAAGAGAACTTGTATATAAGTAACTTCTTTGCTAAGATGAAAACCATAGCGTATTTGCAAGCAGGAAACAATAAACTATCTAATCTATATATGATGTCAATCTTTGATAACAAAGATCTTGCAGCATATATGGCATCTGATGTAAAGAAGATTGCGGATGGATCTGATATTGAAAAAGAACTTTCTGACTTTAGTGAGAAGTTTATTAGAAGTTATAGAACTCGTGGAAGGTTTGTATATACAAACTATGCAGCGGCTGCCCCAACAGTTGCAAAGAGTACTATACCTATAGTAGTATCTCAGTCTAAAGTAAAGACTAGTAGTGTATTTCTTAACGAAGACACTGGTGAGATAGAAGCTGTATATCAGTATAACGAAAGCATGTTTGAAACTTCTAAGAGTTTTACAGGAAGAGACGAACAAATCTATACTAAAACAGAATACAAAGTTACTCCTGAGACAGTACAAGCTATGTTCGATGCTAATCCTGAAGCAGTATATGTATTCGAAGATGTATATCCTACTGTTAAACTAGACTCAGAAGGTAATGTTATTGTAGGAGATAGACCAACAACACCTACTCAGATAGATCAACAAGCATTCCGTGCAGGATTAGCTACTGGAAACAGTTTCGCAATACCTGTAGTGAAGAAAGATGGTTCTCTACCAAATCCTAAAGGAAATGCGGTAGCTAAAGATCTCATAGATCAGTATATTAAAGAACTAGTTGCTTTAAAAGAAAGTGGTAAGACAGTTGTATTTCCATCAAATGGTATAGGTGCTAAGTTATTAGGGTTCTATAGAAATAACATGGGTAGTATTTCTTTAAGAGAAAATGCTGAGAGGAATACAGACTTGTACTTATATTTGTCTAGACAACTTCTTGAGAACTTCGGATACAGAAATCCTAAGTTTGAATTGATAACAAAGAACTTTAATACAGAAGAACTTGGAGGAATGGGTACTGGATTAGAATTCATACAAGAATACTATAAGTCAAAAGATATCCAGCGCAAAACAGACAAAGAAGTTAGTGATTATATTAATAAATGTAAAGGTATTTCATAATGATAAACGCATGTCCAGGGGGACCAGAATGGAACAAATTAGTTAAAGCTGTAGGTGAATTTGAAGCTTACAGAGATTATATTGAGAACGGAGAAACCATTCGTGACCCTAAAGTAGTTTTAGCAGAAAAGAACTTTCTAAAATCTAAACCTGTTGTAAACAGTAAGATAGCGGATTTAGAAAAGATCTTAGTGGAAGGTTTCCTAAAAGACTTTAATATAAGTGTTGAAGAATACCAATCTATAAAAGACGACTTGGGTATTGATGCCTTTACAGCATCTGATTTAATTACCAAAAGAATTGTATATAATGAAGGAGAATCTATTCTTCCTGAAGTAGCATACTTTGCATATATGATGCTAGGTAAACAGAACAATAAAATTAAATCAGAATTAAGATATCTAGTTAGTAAGTGGAGTAAGTATAAAGAAAGAAGTTCTTTCCATAGAGCTATACTTAATAAACGATTGGGTAAAGCTAAGTTTAATGATGCAGAAAGAAAAGACAATGTAAAAGATCGTGTTATTATAGATTTCTTAAAGGAGAATCTATTATCTTACTACAAGAATCCTACAGACTTTAAAAAGAATCTTGATACTAAATGGACAAGTGAAGATTTTACTCTTTGGGAAAAATTCATAAGAGCAATAAAGAACTGGTTGAATATCAATTTTGGTATTGGAAATGAAGAACGCAGAGCGGATCTTGAGAATTTAGGTTTAGCAATTGCTGATGAAGTACTTACTCAAAACTATGAGTATTATGATTACGGTTTAGCAGATGATCAGATTAGAAAGTATTATAAAGATACAATTGAATCTGATGAGAAAGCAAAAAGCATTGTGGATGTTTCTAAATCATTAGGTTTAGTTTTGACAGGATCATTAGCTTTAAGAAGAGCAGGAACTGTATTTAGAAATGCAGAAGAAACTTTACATGATATAGATTTTGTAGTACCGTATGAAGAAAGCAGTAATGCTAGAAACATGCATATACTAGATAAGATCAATATGATTGTCCCAGCATATGTAGAGAGAGAAGATGTTGCTGGACTAAAAGGTCTATCACAAGTTGCAAAGAATACAATGAACCATGTAGCTCAGTTTACTTGGTTTAGACAGTTTGAAGAAAACTTTCCGTCATTTAGAATGACAAATGGTTTCTATGGAAAAGAACATACTAACTTTGAATCAATCACCGTACAGGGTGTAATAGACGGAGAATTCTATGACTCAAGTGGTACACATGAAGAAGAATATAATTACTACGCAAAAGATCCTGTAACTAAAAAACCGGTTAAGCAAAAAGGTACCAAAATAGTTTTTCATGAAAAAGGAGAATATATAAAAGGTACAGGTTATCAAGTAGATTTCTTTATACGACTTACTCCTTTCCAAGAAGAGCATGATAACTATTTTAAGTTATGGAAAGAAATTATGCTTGCTAAAATAAAGATGGGTCGAGATAAAGACTTCATTGATTGGAAAGCATTTATACCCTACATGCAATCACAAGATAATTATAATTTTGGATATGCAGGATTTAGACACGTTAACTATGAATCATCTATAGACTATGCTATGGAGGATGTTTCAACTTCTGAAACTACTCAAGAGCAACCTTTAGATGATATGATCGCAGATATGATTGAGACTACACCTGGTCTTAGTACATATTCCAGTAAGATAGAACTCACACCTATAGAGACAGATGTAAGAAAAGCAAATGGTCTTGTTCAAGCTATGGTGCAACAGTTATCTAGTAGACTTAGTGTTCCATATGAGTTTGTAACTGCTGATGAAGCTAGAACAATATTAGAGAATGCAGGTAAACCATTTACCGATCAAGCAGGTTTTTATGTAGGTGGTAAAGTATATTTAGTAGCTGAACAGTTGAATCTAGAAACAGCTATTCACGAATTTAGTCACCCGTTTGTTAGAGCAATCCAACAAGAGAACCCTGAACTATTTGAGAAGTTATTTAATGACTTGAGTCTTTCAGCAGAAGGTCAAAAAGTATTAGATACAACTGAGAAACTCTATGGTAAAGAAGATCCGTTGTTTAAAGAAGAAGCAATCGTAAGAGCATTGACTCGCGCTGCAAAACTTAAAATGACAGGAGCACTAGAGGCAACAGAAAACAAAGCGTTCAAATCTTTAGTTGGTAGAATCCTATATGCAATTAAACAAGCATTTAGAAAATACTTTGGTAAGAGAGTAGAAGTATCTAATCTAGATGTAGATACTACAATAGATGATCTTAGTAAGATGTTATTATCCGCAGATCAAATTGCGTTTGATATAGAAGCCGTAAGTCAGGATGATGTAATTGCGGAAGAGAGACGTGTCAAAGAAGAGATAGATACATTCTTGAATATCGGAAACACAGACTCGGGAGCTATTGCAATCAAGTCAATGATCTCTGATCTAACACGTATATCAAGAGAGCACATAGATAGACTTGTAAAGAATCGCAATCTTAAAGAGATGGCAGAAATTCTTAAGTCTGGATACGATGAGTCTGATTACAAAAGTATTATTAGCAACCTAAGTCAGTATCAAAAAGAACTTGAGGATGGAATGCTAGACGCTGCGCAAAGACTAGAGTACGAAACACAGAGAGCAACCGCTCTTGTAAATTCTCTATATAGAATAAAGTATATGAGCTCCAAGATGGTGCTTCATATGAAAGAACTGTTGAAAGAAGAAAGTAGTCCAGAGAACGTAAAGAAGTTTTACTATTATAATCAATTAGTAGAAGACTGGTCTAAGATTATAGAAAGGATCAAAGGTGAGATGACTAGAGAGGATGTTGTAACTGGTCCAGTTGTAGACGTAATAGGAAACATAGAAAGCTTATTGAATACTGCTAAGAAATTAGATGTTCAGATGAGCTTTGAAGGATCGATTACGTTGTTGAAAGAAACACTACAACCTCTTACAGCAAAAGTAAAAGACTACTACGAAAAGATTATTGCTGAACTTGAGAAGAAAGGAGCACCTGAAAGATTACTAAATAGATATAAAGAAGAATACAAACAAGCTTCTTTGAATGAGGGTGATCTTAGAGAGTGGTTATCTGGACAACGTGGTGACACACATGCTATTAGTGCATGGTTAGAGTCATTTATGAATATCCAGGATCCTGTTGTATTTGGTTTAGCTAAATATATCAACGATAATATTAGTGAAGTACTAGTTAAAGCACAACAAAGACAGAATAGTATTTTGATGAGTCTTGAACCAATGCTCCGAAATGCAGGACTTGGATTAAAAGATTACGAAGCTCTACATAAGATGGTTACCTATAAAGAGAAAGAACCTATCTATGATTCTGAAGGTAACTATGTAGAAAGAGAAAGGCATGCGTTCTTGCATCACTTAAAAGGATGGAGAGCAGAGATCGGAAAACTACAAGATCAAATACGAGAAGCAGAAAAGAAACGTGTAGAGACTGGTGATAGCACTGAAACAGATGCACTACGTGCAGAGTTGAATAAGTTATTACACGAACAGTTCTATAACGATTATGACTCTAGAGTATTTGCATCAGAAGCTTTGTTTACAAAAGATGAAATTGGTAAGAAAGCATACATTGCTAGACAGAATATTCTAAACAAACTTAGAAACTTAGATGCTACAATCAAACAAAAAACAGATTTGTATGACAGTGAGTTTCAAGCTGAGAGAGATTTACACTGGCAAGAATATGCTGAGTTATATGCATACTCATATCCCGATGGTACATTGAAACAACCGGGTACAGATGATTATGAGATTACAAAAAGATTGCTCGAGCACAGAGAAGCATCAAGAGAATTCTATGAGTGGGTTCCTATCAAAGGTATGTTCCAAGGATCACTAAGATCTTATGAAGAACAACTTAGAGTACAAGGTATCACTGGTAAAGAGTTTGATGAAAAGAGAAATGAGTGGATTGAGAACAACACAAAGGTTAAAATTAAACCTCAGTTCTGGCAAGACGTTCAAGATCTTATTGAACAATTAAAAGTTCTAAAAGGATCTATGCCTGTAGATATGGTTTCTCAAATGGATCTTGATGAATTGTTTAAGGAACTTAATGATCAAATGAGTGCATTCCGTGATGAAGATGGTCAACCAGATGCGTTGATTATGAGCGAAGCTAAACTTGATCGTATCTTAGAACTTGATCAAAAAATTGCATCAGCAAGAGCATCACTAGCAGCATACACAGGAATCACTGAAGAACAAGAAGAATTCAGAAAAGAGTTTGCAAGAAAAGCAACTGAGTATGTTGAATCAAAGTTTGATCCTCTTAGTATGGACATGGAGCAGTACACAGAACTTTACAATGAGTTCCGTGATCTTAATCCAGACGATACTGCATACTATGATGAGATTACAGATGCAATGGGAAGTGCTGAAGGAGATCCTACAATTAAAGAAGCAGTCTCTGATATACTTTTGAAATTGAATGCTTTGAGAAGTAGAACTGCAACTAAGCAGTATATTACTAAAGTAAATTCATTTATCAAAACAGCAGCAGACGGAACTGGTATCAAACCAAGTACTTTGAGAAATAGAATGGGTGTAGGAGAATTTGATAGTACTAACATAAATACTCTATTAGATGATATACCTTTTCTAGAGAGTCTATTTGCGGAGAGTCCTGAGTTTGAAAAATGGTTCTCAGCAAATCACCAAAAGAGAACTTTTGTATATGAGTATGGTCCTAACAAGGGTAGTGAAAAAACATCTTACAAGAGATCAAGTGCTTGGAGTGTAACAAGACCTAATAGTGAGGAGTACTACGAGAAGACAGATCTATATGATGATGCAGGAAACGTAATAGAACAAATTCCAGGTGTCCCAACTAACAAGTTTTGGAGACGTCAGCTTAAAGATGAGTACAGAACAAAACGTGTTACATTCCAAGAAGCGCTTGAAATGGGAGACGTTAGTCTAGCTACAGTCGATGAGCAAGGAAGATGGTTACCAAAACCAGATAGTAAGTATAGAAATGATGAGTACTATAGATTAAAAACAACTAATAGAACTCAGTTTGATCTATTGAATAATTTACATCTATATCATCAGCAGAATCAAGAAGGTCTTAATAAGAATGCAAGACTTGGTGTTTATTTACCTAGATTTAGAAAAGATAACTATGAATCAATAGTATCTGGTGAAGCTAAAGATAAAGTAACATCAATGATTAAAAACTTCAAAGCATCATTTACAAAAGCTGCGGATGATTATGAAGAAGGATATAATGCAGAAAACCAGGTAACATATGTAACACTTGATATGTTTGACTCTCAAGTATCAGGTATCCCTATTATGGGTAGAGCGGACTTGAGTATCGAAGAAACATCTGAAGATACCATCATGGGTATGATGAGATATATGTTATCAGCAGAGCGTCAGAAGAAACTTATTGAGATTAATCCTAATGTAAGAGCAATCCAAAAAGTAGTTAATGATGAAGTCGGTGGTATCAAAGATATGTTGACGGCTAACAAACAAGACTACTTGACAAGAGGTATTACAAATTTTGCTACACGTAAAGGACGTTCTGTTAGGTCACAAGTAATCAATGCTATGATTGAACGGGAGCTAGAAGGTAAACAACTAGTCGGTGTTACTGAAAATCTAGCATGGGCAAACAAACTCGCAGGTAACTTGATGAAGATGTCATCGTTTGCATTCTTTGCATTTGATGCAGCATCAGCATTGAAGAACGCGTTCAACGCTCAGTTCCAGTCAGTTATAGCTGCAGCTGGTGGTGATAATTTAGATCTAACAAGTCTTTCTAAAGGTGCATATTGGGCACAATTTGCAACAAGTCAGATATCATTTGAAATATATAAGTTCGGACCGAAGTCACTTAATGTTCAGTTAGTAGAGATGTTTGATCCTGAAGCAACACGTTTTGATAAAGATGCTGGACGCAAGTTTTCTGAAAGCGCTACTCGCACATTAACACGTGACGTTGCTAACATGCAATGGTTTACAAACTTTAGATCTTGGACACAGCTAAACTCGGTACTACAGTTATTTGGTGGAATGATGAATCACCAAAAGGTTAATCAGACTATCAATGGTGTATCTAGAGAGATAGCGTACATAGACGCTTGGGAAATCAAAGACGGTCAACTAACTCTTAAAGAAGGTATTGACAAATCTTGGGACGTAGGTGGTAAGAAATTCTTAGAGGTACGTAATAAAGTTCAAGCTGCTAACAAAAACTTGAACGGATCACTCTCAAAGATGGATCAACCTATGGCAAATAGATACCTTCTATATAGAATGGTAGCTTATATGAAGACGTGGTTTACTCGTCAGTTCATGTCAAGATGGGGATTCCGTGGTAACTGGAAAAATCCAGGAGCACGTTGGGATGTACAAGCAAATGACATGACTATTGGTTACTATGTTCAAGCACTTGACACACTAAGACGCGGTATTACTACACTAGGTGCAGACTTTAAATATATGACTCCTAGGGAAATAGCAGCAGCTAAAAAGGTGATGACCGAGATGGGTATCATACTATTAGGTGCAGGTTTAATAGGTCTATTGTTTGATTACGATGATGACGATGAAGATCGTTTTGCTAAACTCAGAGAGAATTCTGGTCCATTACCCGGATTCCTTGTAGCAGACTCTGCATTTGAGTTTAATGCATCTGGTTGGTTAGAGAATCAAGCGTTGTTCCTGGGTAAAACAACCATGAACGAGCTTGAAGCTATGACACCTATGTTTGGATATGATGATTATATCAACATGTTAAAGCTAGATTCTGTAGCAGTTAGTAGTACGGTTGTTAATATGGGTAAAACCTTACAAGCAATCACTCAGTTATTGTTACAAGATCCTAGTGCACGATACAAACGTGCAGTTGGACCATATGAGTGGCAACAAGAAGGAGAATACAAAACTCTTAACTACTTGTTAAAATCTGTGGGATTATCAGGTAAAATCATTGATCCGGTTAACGCACTTAAAAACTTTGAAAGTGCACAAAATCGTTTCAAATGATGTAAATCTTTTGTATATTATATATGTAAACTATTAAGAATAAACATCATGGCTTTTATCGACATCTTTAACTTCAAGAAATACTTTGCTAAACCAAGTGACTCACAAGTAGCACGTTACGGACACGTGAATGCTTTATACACAAATTTAAAGATTACAGTAGGTTCTTATGATTTTGATATTACTGAGGGAGATTTGACTGTAACTACAAAAGCTGGAGTGATTACTTTTTTAGGTGATATTGATATGGGTGGAGCTTCTTTCAACTTAGCAAGTACAGAAATATTACCAAGCTCAGTTATTTTATTGACAATTGGTTCTTCAAATGATGCTGCATTAGTTGCTACAACAAGATCTGCAGGAACAGGTGATGTCCATATTGTATTACATAATGATGATTCTATTGACGCTGAAGATGTAGTTCTTAACTATTTAATTATCAACTAAGATGGCTTTCATAGACATATTCAACTTTAAGAAGTACTTCTCTAAACCTAGCGATTCTCAAGTTGCTAGGTATGGTCACGTCAATGCTTTGTATGATCAACTGTCAAATCAGACTCCTACAAAAGAGTATTACTCTTATATTTTGAAAATTACATCAGATCCAGAAGATACTAATTATGCAACATATGAAGTCTTTTATAGTGATTTAGCAGAAGGAGATTTTAATGACTTTAACATTCTTAAAACAAATGTTTATGATTTTGGTACTGACACTTATACTACAAGTATTACTGTACTTAAAAATAACGTCAGTATTGCAGATTTTACAAATGTCACACTTCTAACAAGTTTTAGTGGAACTGGTGCATCTGGTACTATAGAACCTTCTAGCTTTCAAACAGTTCCTCAGTATCAAGTAGTATTTACTAATCCTTTATATAGTATATATAATACAGTTGTTTGGTTAGAATTTAGAGTTTATCCTAATTTATTATAACATGAAAAAGTATACAATAGACGAACTTAAAGCAGAGTTCAAAAAACACGGTTATGATTTCCCTACATTTCATCTTGTAGGTATCAGATCTAATGCTAATCTTAAGAATCAGTTTGATGATCTTATTGCAGTAATAGAAAAAGATAATATTACTTGGTACACTTGTACTACTAACCCCGGTACTCACTGGTTGCAGAATTTGTTGAATGCAAAAGGTGCAGCGTTACTTAAACCTGGTCAATGGGACGACTGTTGGCAGATTGGTATGCACCAAGGTAAGTACGAAGCATTAACACAATGTGCTCCTGTAACTGTATTCAGAGACGGTAACAAGAATGACGTAGCTGAAGAATCTTCAGTAACTGAGACTGGTATCTTTGGTATCAACATTCACCGTGCTAATCCTACTATGGTATCTAAACTTATTGATAAATGGTCTGCAGGATGTCAAGTTCTTAACGACCCAAAACAATTTGCAGAGTTACTAAGTAAGTGTAAAAAGTCAGGGTTCAAGAAGTTTACATATACACTTTTGAAAGAATTCTAATATGGTACTCTTACAAGAACAAGCTGTTCCTAGTTTTGGAATATTTGAACAGTTAGCAAACTATGGTGCTTTAGGTTTAGCAGCATTAGCACTTGGTGCATTAGCATGGTTCTTTATTAAAAGAAATATGGATGAACAAGATCGTCTACGTCGTAAACTAGAAGAAAAAGATAAATGACATTACTACAAGCAGCACCATCTTTTGGTGTATTTGAAACACTAACTCAGTATGGAGCTCTTGGAGTTATTGTACTAGGTTTAGGAGCTGTATTATGGTTTATGTTGAAGCGTCAAATAGCATCTGAAGATTCTTTGAAAAAGAAAGTTGATGATTTGCAGAAAGAACTTAATGACTATATTAAAACAGATACTGGAAAGATACAAAGTGCTTTAGACAATAACACGCAAGCTCTCAGAGATTTACGTGAGATTATATTACTTAGTAAGAAGTGAAGAAGAATCTTTTACTATACGGAGTTCTAATCGCCTTAGTAAGCTTAGTAGTTCTAAGCATTGGTATGGCAGGTAACGGACATGTAGTAGTAGTAGAAGAGAATGTAACATTAGAAGAAAAGAATACAACATTAACAAAACAAAATCAAGCGCTAACTAATGAGAATCACCAACTAACTCAGAAGGTTGAAGTTTTAGAAACAACTGTAGATGCATATGAAAAAGCTGACTCTGCTCGTAATTCTCATCCTATTGACTCTTGGGAACTTATTGTCCCAATCAAATAAGAATTATCCATATACCACAGTTGATGAGGATGGTGTTACTAGGATAGTAGTAATGACTACTGATCAAGCTGACCTTATAAATAAGAAATATAAGGAGATGGAAGCTGAACTTAATGCGTTAAAGACTACTGTTAAGACACAGCAAGATACTATTACTAAGCAAAAAGTAATTATCAAAACTCAAACGGATACTATTCTAAAACAAGAAATAGTAATCAAGACTCAGGTTGATACCATTACTAAGTACAACGAGAAAGTAGTTTATATTGAGACAGATAAAGACAGTATTAATACACAGTTCTCATCTTTACAAGATAGTCTATGGAAATGGGCGCTTGGTCCTACGTTGATTTACACAAGCTATCCAGATAACACTAATGTGTATCTTATGGATTTGTCACATTACTATATGACAACTCATGATTTTGGTATCATGATGGCTAAGATGTTACCACGGGACTATAAAAAATATCAAGACTTTATTAAAGCATATGGATTAGATGAGAAAGCAGTGTGGAGATTTAGAAATGAAATGAACATAGAATACTTACCTCATCTTAAACTAGAAGAAAAGAAAGTTTGGAAATATAAAACACAATATAAAAAATGAAAAAGTTTTGGACAATGTTTGATGACAATAACTCTTTAAATGAAAAAGCAGTTATTGGGTTTGGTGCGTTTATAGTAATGATTATATTTGCTATCGTAGATATAATCACAGGTATCTTGAATAAGCCTCTACTAGTAAATGAATTTATCTTTGATTCTTTTAAACTACTTACAGTAGCATGCTTTGGTATTGCATCAGTAGATAAATGGATTAATAAGAAACATGGTAATGAAGAAAACAATGAGGGAGAATCCGAATCGACTAATTAAGGACATTCTAATAGTTGCAATAATCTGTATTATAGCTACTCTATTTGTCTATGAGATGTCTAGAGTTAGAACTTTAGAGATACACACTAACCAACTGAAAGAAAAGATCTCACTAGATAGTCTAACACAAGATTCTCTCGAGATGAAAATCCTACACGATAGTCTAGCACATGTAGATAGTCTACGCGTAATTCATATTAAACATTTAAAAGATCTAGATAATGCAAACAATGATCAGCGCAACCAAGACATTGATATTATTAAGCGTGCTTCTAATGAGCAGCTTGACAGTCTCTGGTCAATTTACTCCCCAAAGATTAGTAATTAACGGACAGTCAGGGGTATTTCTTACTCCTGTTGAAGAACGTGCTGTACTTACAGCATTGGTAGATCTACGTTATTATTCTAAAGGTGTATCTCTAAGAGATAGTATAATCCTAGATTTCGAAAAAAGAATTGTTGATAAGAATTTAGAGATCAAGTTATTAACATCTAAGTATAATAATTGTATAGGTGATCAAAAAGAACTGGGTAAAAAGTATAATGGTCTCATAGAAGAGTATAATAAGCTGGTTATCGATCATGAAGTGTTAAAAACTAAAAATAATACCATTAAGAATTGGACGTTTGGGTTAGCTTGTAGTACCTTAATACTGGGTACTTTGCTAATCGTAACAAACTAATGGACAGTAATTTTTATTTTTTAAGAGCACAGATACGTGCTATGAATCCTGATTGGACTCAAGAACAAATCAATGAAGAGGTTAAAAAAATCATGGAAGAACATGGTGACTGGCATGATAATGAAGATGATGGTTGTTTATATTGCGGATCTTGATTATATTAGTATATGAAGAAAATGAAAAAATGTCAAAATGGTGGACAAACATCTAAGAAAAGTTCATCTACAAATTCAGCTACAAAATCTTCACAGCAATCAAACGTGGATGCTGTAAATAAAGCTGCACTAGAAAAAGCAAAAAAAGAAAATGAATCAAAGAAACAGAAACTAGGTATGCCTCCATCTAGTTCTATGAGTGTGGCTAAAAAAGGTGGATCTGTTAAGAAAAGAAAATAATGGAAAAGAAGCCATCTTTCAAACCCGAGAATAATAAACTTGATAGTATTATCAAAGAAGCTCGCACACAAAAACCTAAACAACCTAAGAATCCAAACCTATGGCGAAAGTAAACACCGCGAAGAATAACTACGCACCCGCAGGCGCACGTAAGAAGCGCCCGGGGATTGTAGCTAAGAAAAAAACAAGTAAACTAAAAACAAGTAAGAACTACGTTAAGCGTTATAGATCACAAGGTAGACCTTGATAAGACTTTTTGTAATTATGAGTAATTTGTTGTATATTGTAAGTATACAACAATTATGATTATATACGTAGCTACTAATAAAGTCAATCAGAAAAAATATGTTGGTTATACAACATTAACCTTAGAAGAAAGAAAACAAAATCATATAAGAAAGTCTAAGTCAAAAACTGATTATTTCTATCTTTTTAAAAACGCGCTTCGTAAGTATGGAGCGGAATCTTTTTCTTGGGAAATTTTAGAATATTGTAATTCAATTGAACAATGTTGGGAAAAAGAAAAACATTACATTAAACTTTTAGAAACAATATCACCATTAGGTTATAATTTAACAGAAGGTGGTAATGGTGGTATTCATTGTGAAGAGACTAAGATTAAAATATCAAACTCTTTAAAAAACTATTATTCCAATAATAAACATCCTTTAGAAAACCAAACTGAAGAGGAAAGAAAGAACAGATCTAATAAAGCCTGGATTACTAAAAAAAGTAAAGGATACATTCATCCTAAAGGTTATAAACATTCAGATGAATCTCGACAAAAGATGAAAGATTCAAAAAATAAAAAGAATGCTTTAACTTGGATAAATATTAAAACAGAAGAAACTCAAAATCTTTCTTGTACAGATATGGCAAGATATACAGGATTAACAGCTTCTACTTTTAATCATATTAAAATGGGAAGAATAACTATGACTAAAACAGGATGGACTTTAAAAAAGTAAGAAAGTTTACCGAATAATTAATCCGGTAAACTAATAGTCTTACTATATCATCTTAAAAGTAAACTTAACGGTTTACTTTTTTTGTTCTAGGATAGATTTAATGTCAGGTTTAGAATATTGAGGTCCTTTCAAAATTTTTCCATCCTCTCTCAGGATAGGTAGTCCGTCTTCACCTAACTTACTCATGTTCGATCTCTGTATCTCTTCGAATACTTCCACGATCTTGTCTTGCAAACCGTGTTTAAGAATGGTGCCCACAAGTATATATAACTGATCACCAAGAGCATCAGCGATACCCACCAAATCGTTATCACGACATGCCATAAGGTATTCAAATAGTTCTTCAGCTTGTAGATCATGTCTTAGTTGGTATTCTTTCTCTTTAATTAAACTTGGTTCTGATGCATAGTGTTGTCCGAATACATCATGAAATTGCTTTACAGCATTAATTATGTCTTGCATATTAGTAACTAGAATAATACCACTCATCGTAGTTAGGTGGTAGTTGTTGAAACTTCATTTTATTTAGCGGATCATTTGCTTTAGTCAGAGGATTATCAGCAGTTATTCTAGGTAAACCTAGTTGATCCATTCCTCTAAGATGTCCAGGAGTGCGGAGGTCTTCCATCTTCTTTTCAGCTTTTGCTTTAGTTTCTTTAACAGCATCACAAAATCTATTGTGTAGACCATTAGAATCTAGCATCATAGCTTCTATCAAGATAAGATAGTTGATAGCATCACCAAACTTCTCACGAATCATGTGTTCAGAGTACGGTGTGTTAGTACTGATCATATCCTTAATAGACTGGAGATGTTTAATCATGTATTCCCATGCTACCATTTCACGGTTGCTATGGAAAGACATTTTAGAACCTTCTTCAAAGTTGTGAAAAACATTTGCTTCGTTGGCATACTCGCCACCTTTCTTTTTTAATACAGATTCAATAAGTTCTTTGCGCTTATCTACTAAGTTATTAAATTCTATTCTGTTCATAACATTAAGTTAGAACCCAGAGGGGGCATGCAAGAGTCATACCCCCCGGGTTCGTGTTTTACAATTCTGGTAAATCTAGGATATCACCATCAAAGTTAAAGAATTCTTCAGCTTGAGACAAGGAATTTTCTTCTTTTTCTTCATCTTCATAGAATGCATCAGGTACAGGTGCTGTATCTAATGGAATTTCTTCTTCTTCAAAGTCAAAAATTACAGGTTCATTTACAGGTTCTTTATCAATGTCAAAATCTGAACCTGTATTTTCTACATTATCAAAGTCTGGAATCAATAAATCATTAGTCATATCTACATGTAACTCCTCTTCTTCTGAAATAACATCAAAGATGTTTATTTGATTAGGATCTGTCTCCGGGATGTTTACAGGAAATGCTTCTTGTGGAGCTACTGGAGTACTAAGAATAGTATGTTTTAATTCATCA